CTATTATTTTAGTATGTTGTTCTGCTTTACCCCCTCACCTTACCTCCGATATTGTTAAATCGAACAGTGATAAAACCGCCAAGCTTTTGATGACATCGTACTTGGACCTGTCACATATACCGCATGACAAACTGTCAACTGTCTTATATGACGTGCTTGCTAAGCTACGTTCTAACCGCTGTTACCCCACCCTCTTTCGCTTGACGGATCGGGAAGTTATATTGCATGATAGGTCTGAATCATTCGGAAATTGGTTTGCAAAAAAATATAAGAAGGTGTGTGTAATTCGTGTTCTCGATAATGAAAAAAAGGGTCTGGTATGATTGGATACTTGTGGCCATACGAACGCTTTGGCTGGTCATTATCGCAAGCGCTGGTTTTGTCGATCCGTCATTAACCGTTGTGTCGCTTTGGGTTGTACTTTCTCTTGCTTTCGTCGTTTATCTCGTTCCATTAATCATCCTCTATAGGAAAGAAGACTGGTATCTGACAATCGAAGTCACGGTAACGGGCTTTTTTATCTTTATTTAGCCTACGCAGCCCCGGGATTGCTTTGGTCTTTTGTTTTACTCGTGATAACTATCGGCTTGACGAGCAGTCGAAGAACCTATGTGTGGACAGGTATCCTTAGCGGAATCGTATTCCCAGTATTGAACAGTTGGATTGCTGATCGTCTCCCGTATGAGCTTATCGTTAGCTGCAGCCTTGGTTTTGCCATCGGCTTCGCGTTTAATATTTTAATTCAGTCCCATAAGCAAGGCCGAATTATTCAAGAGCAAAAGCTGTTGCTGGAGCAGCATATTAAGCGGATTGAGGAACTTACGCTGATAGAGGAGCGCAGCCGGCTGTCACATGAGCTGAATGACACGATTGGCCATACGCTTACCTCGCTCATCGTCGGCGTCGAATCACTGCGATCGTCCTTACCAGATGCGCAAATAGAGAGGATCGATTCGCTTGTCGGAATTGCCCAACACAGTCTGGTTGATATCCGAAAGCATCTGCATCAGCTCTCTCATACTCCGTTGAACCATTCGTTAAGTGAATCGCTGCGGCAACTAACTGAAGATTTTATGAAGTCAACAGGTATAACGGTCAAATTCCGTGTGATCGGCAGTGAGACTCTCGTTATGCAGAAAATAAACATTTGTTTATATCGTTGCCTTCAAGAGTCTCTAACCAACGTGGTTCGGCACGGCAAGGCGAGCGTGATATCCGTTCAGTTACATTTCAATAGTCAGCAGCTTCGATTACAGATCGAAGATAATGGCATCGGAATGGAAGAAATCCAATTTGGATTTGGGCTCAATGGAATGAAGGAACGACTTGAACTATTTCACGGCACGGTGTCCGTGCATTCCGAGTCAGGACAAGGAACTTTCGTCATATGTAATATTCCGTTGCAGACAGAGCCTGTACATGATGCGATCCGCCTGCTAATCGTTGATGACCAGGTGATCATTACCGACAGCTTGAAGCAAATTTTTGATCAGCATGCTGATTTTAACGTCGTTGGTACAGCCGGGGACGGGCGCGAAGCATTAGAACATTGTGATCGCTCCCAACCAGATATCGTGCTAATGGATATTCGTATGCAGGGAATGGGCGGGATTGAAGCTTTACTTGAGATGAAACAACGATGGCCTGATATGAAGGTTGTGTTCATGACAACGTTTGAGGATTCCTTGCAGGCAGCAACTGCATTGGAGCGCGGGGCAGAAGGCTACATGCTGAAGTCGATTCATCCGCGGGAGATGAAGGAAGCCTTGAAACTTATTTATAATGGAGGAACCTGGATCGACCAATCGGTCGCTACGCGAGTTTTCGAAGAGATGAAGCGTCAACGTGAGCAGTTGGAGAAAATCGGTTCAAGTCAGGGAAACTACCCGTACGGGCTTACGAAACGCGAGATGGAGATTCTGGAGCATCTGTCGAGCGGACTGCGCTACAAATTGATCGCCGCCAAGCTATTTTTATCGGAGGGAACGATCCGCAATTACTGCTCGATTCTCTACTCGAAACTTGGTGTCAACAACCGCGAAGAAGCAATAGAAATGGCGCGAATGAAGAATATCGTGTAGCTAAAGAATTTCCCGATGGTACTCACGATATGGGGGTCACCTCACGAAACGGAAAAAATCGTATGCTAAGCAATACGTTGCAGAAAAAACCCGGACCCTTACAGGGGAATCCGGTTCTCGTCATAGCAGCAAGTGAAGTTGAACTATCGTTTCCCGTTACTTTAGCGATGTAATCGAACTGAAGCTAAATGCATTAGATCCAAATATCATTGACTGCAGTTAATTCTGACTCAGTCTCGCCAGTGTTTACTACTTCTCTGGGCTCTACCAACATGATATGACACTCCTGGTTAGCGAAAGTTTTGTGTTCGGCACCCTTGGTATAATAAACATCTCTCCTTGGGAAATCTTTACTTGGCCATCGCGGAAATCAATGAACATCTTCCCTTCGAGCACGATAAACACCTCGTCGGTATCTTGATGATCGTGCCATACAAAATCCCCATCTATCTTGACCAATTTAAATTGATAGTCATTCATTTCACCAATGACTTTCGGAGACCAATGTTCATTGAACTTAGATAATTTCTCATTCAGATTAATAGATTGGTAATTAATGATAATTATTCCTTTTTTTGATATTCAATATATCATATTATTGACTTGGTTTGTTGTTAACTATCCTGCCCGTTCGTATTATGAGATCAACCAATTCTTTCTGGTTGATCCTTTTTGCATTAACTTCGAGGATTAAGGGTAGCCGGGTCGAACGTACCTGCCCGTGGGACCAGATCTCGAGCGCTATAATGTTCACCCCTACTTGTCATGACCATGATTGAGGCTGGTTGGGACATCGATCCCGTATCACATGCGATGCTGTGGAGCGACAAGGAGTTCGTTGGGGCTACCGGTTAATTGATTTCGAGGAGAGATAAAATGAATCCTGTTATCGGGCTAGACATATCTAAAGAAGAAAGCCACGGACAAGCTTTCTTAGAACGAGGAAAACCATACCAAGGGATTTTCTATTTCCAACATACACGGGATGGGCTTGAGATATTGCTTCAAGTTATTCAGGACATCGAACGTGAATCAGGTCATCGGCCTACAATAATTCTGGAAGCAACCGGGCACTATCAAAGCCCTGTCGTTCAATTTCTAGAGGAACATCACTATGTATTTATCGTAATCAATCCGCTCATTTCTAATCGGTTTCGAAAAACAAATCTTCGTAAAGTGAAAACATGATGCTGCCGACGTTTTTCTTCTCGGCGAACTGTACTATAGAGAGGAATTCGAACCCATCAAAAAAAGAGGTGTCCAACTGCTCAATATGCGGTATCTGACGCGACAACATGAGTCCTTCTCTAAGATGTGCGTGCAGACGAAGCTGCAATTCCAAGCTGTTTTGGATCAGGTTTTCCCAGCGTATAGAGGTGTTTTTGGGGCTATGTATTCTAACGTATCTCTTCGCTTCCTACATGGGTTTCCGACCTCATCCTCGGTTCTAGAAGCTAGTGAAGAGACACTCAAAATGACCATTCATGCTCTTCTATCTTCAAAACGAGGGCGATCTGAGAAGTGGATGAATGAACGAGTTCAACGATTGATCGAGGCTGTAAAACAAAACCCATTTCGGGAGACCATGTATGAGAGCCACCTCATCAACCTTAAGATCTTAATCAGCCTTATTCTTCAGTACCAGGAGTACCTTGCTATGTTGGAACAGACCATAGATGCCCTGGCTACTGAGATTGAAGAGTATGATTTAATCCAGTCGATTCCCGGTATTGGCCCTAAAATTGCTGCAACAATTTTATCGGAAATTGGGGAAGTCGACCGATTTGACCATCCAAAGAAACTGGTTGCCTTTGCAGGCATAGACCCCAGTGTTTTTGCTTCAGGTAAGTTTACAGCAACTTGGAATCGAATCACCAAACGTGGTTCCAGGCAGCTTCGGTACGCACTTGTTATGGCGGTACAGTGTGGCCTGATCCGATCTCGCAACACTCGAATTAAAGAATTCTATGAACGCAAAAGAGCTGAAGGAAAACCTCACAAAGTGGCATTAGTAGCATGTGCGAATAAGCGAGTTCATTGGTTGTATGCCATTTTAAAAAGTAAGAAATCGTTCCGTTCGGTATAGCAAATTTATGGTATAATCTTCCATTTAGACTTGGATTAATAAATATAACACAAGCTCTCGAGTTGTTTTGCTGGAAATGTTGACAAGCTATTAGCTGGTATAGCTTAATGAAGCATCGTCAAGACTATTACTTTATTTTTCAGTCTAGAACTTTAGACACCTACAATAAAGACCGCAAAGGCTTAAGCCCTTACGGTCTAATTTACTTCTGGCATCCTGAGTCCAATTTCACCTTCCTTGTTGCGCCCCCGTTCATAGTCGATGGTGACAAAATCCAATGTTCGGTTTGTTTTTAGGCTATTTGCTATGTTAACAATAGCCCTGCGCCGTTTATCTGCAAATGTAGTTGCCGAGATAGGTGGAATGTCCTTACGATAACCTTTTTCCAAATATTGTTGAGCTTTGAGGTATTTCATCCATCCAAAAATAACAGCTTCGCTATCAATCCCTCGTGCTTATCACGCATATTATTTATTGCAAATTTAATATTATTCGTGAGGAATTGATAAAATTTATAATTAATATAGCGCTGGTCTTTTAGTAGAACGGCGTTGGCTGTCACATCTGCTGTCAGTTCTTGACCAGAAACTCGCTTCGCAACTGATCCTTCTGCCGAAAGCAAATCATATGCAGCCATACCGTTTTCCAACTGTTGAAGTGAGTATTCATAGTTTTTGATTACATCAATTAAGTCAGTATATCTGTTTAGCAGCCACTTTGTTTTTCTTATATCTACTGCATCTACATCGTCAAAGAAGTTTACTTGAATTATCTTCTGTGTATCAGATGAGTCTTCATCAGAATGAGCGCGCAAAATTACAGACTGAGTATGTTCCATAAACGTTCATCCCTTCAAAGAAAATCTAATTATTAATTTTCGTTATTCTTGCAACATCAAATAGTATATAAGAGTGATTGAATCTACAATTTTAAAAGTTATTATCCCAATATACATATTCCCTAAAATAAGTCGGTCCATCGTCACCCTAGCGCAAACATTTCTTCATTCTGTAATTTATTAGCTGAACACCATTACGCTCAACAATTTGCGATTTTAATACTCTGTACCCTTTTCTTTCAAAAAATAATTTGGCAGTGATGCTTGCATTTGTGTCTATATCAACGAGACATAATTTTTTTGCCTCAGATTCAAGAGTACTCACCAGCGCCGATGCAATACCCTGACCTTGATAATCTTTATGGACAAATAGTCTATCAAGATAACCATCCCGATTCATATCTGAGAAACCCGCGATACGATTATCCATTTCCACTACATATGAAATATTAGAACTTAGGCCCTTCAACCAAGCCTCTCTCTTCTGACTCAACTCTGCTCTGTTAGCCCAAGCATCAAGTTGCTCTTTGGTGTAATCATGCTTATTTATTTCATGTACTGTCTCATAAAATAGAGTGATAATCTGGTCAATATCCGTCTCATAGAATTTTCGAACAAACAATAGATGTCCCCTCCTTAATTTAGTATTTTTATACTACACCAAGGATGTCTCCTGACGCATGTTCAGATTGCACATTCGTTAATTTTCTAAGATTCCGAGCAATCCTCCGGGCCTGTTCTTCGCATTTTTCATTTCCGAACATGGTCAGGCAACCAATCGTATCAAGTAGCATGCTTTTAATCGCGGCTGACTCTGCATCCTTTTGTTGTATAAGGGATTCAGCCTCTATTGCACGTCTCAAAGCATGAGGGTGTTACTCCCCTACACCTTCACCATAGGGGGTTGTTCTTTATGCGCTCCATTTTGACTTTACATTTGGCTGGCGCTTCGCTTAACATATTGTTAACCTCAATTAAATCTGATAAAATTAAATTCAAAAAATTAGGAGAAAAAACATGGACTTTGTAACCGTACTTCTTATGTGTATTCCGCTTTACGCTGCATTTAGAGCTTTTATAATCACTCGTGATCCAGAAGCAAAAAAAAAGAATCCCAAAAACGACACTAAAAGCTCTAACCTTTTTTGCTTACTTTATATTTATCGTTTTGGGATTTTTTATAATTACAGAAGGTATAGAATACCTCTCTCAGTTATAATTGAATTGGTAATTGCAAGTAGTTTTATAAATCTGAAGGGATTTAGAGTACGGGGGTAAAGGCTGTTACGTCTCAACCCTCTTCAAATATTCCGTAGCAAATCCTCCGCCGTACCCTTCAAGCCGCACAACCTCCGAACCACACAAGTCCCAAGGCTCGGATTCTACTGTCCAAACCTTTTCCCTGTACTTCTCCTTACGGGCTTCATAGCAACCGTGGTTATAACCTGATCGCCTTTTGCAACTTATATGTCCGTTCACTCACCTTTACCGCCTCCATCCCATACCGTTACCTTTAAGCGACCAGAAACAACTTCATCCAACCACAGAGTTACATGTCCGCCGTAGGAGTTTGTCAAACTAAGGTGTTCTTTTCTAACCCCGTCCACTAAAAAGAATCTCGACCATATTTGACCGTCCAAATCTTCTCCAGTCACGTAAACTGGATATCCAACCAATTCAACGTTGAATTTTTCGTTTTCAGTTAACACATTCATTCCTTGTTCCCTCCTTGGGGTTGTAGCAGCTCCGGGTTATCGTGTATGTTGCCGATAGGTTTTCCATACTCATATATACCTGTCAACATCCAAGCGTTTACTGCCCACTCTGCATGTTCTGTACATTTTACAACTCCACGCTCCAGCGCACCGTTTGACCACGGTCTTGTAAACTCGTAAATGTCGTCTTCCCATACACCGTAATTCGGTAAATCTATAAATTGGCCTACTGTTTCAGGATCGACTTTCCACCAAAATTCCGTACAAAAATATTCACTATCCCACTCCACTTCTCACCGACAATTACGTCTTCGCCTATCAGATAACCATGAAACCACTCGCCGTTATCAAGCCGTTTACCACGGAATTTAATCTCTCTCATGCTTATCTCTCCTTTGGTATAGATAGTAGTCGGTGTATCCCCCTTAAAATAGTATCAGTTGCACCGAACGTCTTGGCTCGGGTGGTATCCATTGCTTGCCGTATTCCTGCATCCACTCAGCCACACTCTTACGGCGGTTCCATTCGCTTCGTGGTATCCAGCTTGTGTTATCTCCCTGCACAGCAGCGTTGTAAGGGGCAAACCATTTGGGTAGCATCATTCCTAACAGATGCACGCGAGCTCTGACAGGGCCGCACAGCAAGCCATCAAGGTAACGAATTCGTTCTTCCTCAGACATTCGCATGGTCCCGCCGATAAATACCAGTTGTTCCGTTTGCAGTAACCTCGTATCTCCGCCAGGCTGTAAGATAGGAACCGGATTGTATCCACGCCGCCGCATATCCTGCAAATACCATGCTGTAGCTTCTAGGTTGCCAATCTCGTCATACTGCATGTATTGATGGCGAGATTTAACGTTCCGATCAATGTATGCCCGATAGCCTTGATAAGATATGCAATCCTCCGTAAACGTGCCAGGGTTCCATATCACCATACGATTACGCATGTATGGCTCAAGCCAAGACGGGTATTTCCGCAGCAGGGTCGCGCTCAGGAGCCAGTACGGTACGCTGCTGGCCTGCTCCGCAAGGTGCTTCCGATTTACCCCGGCGACCTAGATAATCCGTTCCATGTTCATCGCCCTTTCTGCCGAGCTGCTTTCCATAGTCTTGTAATTGGTGACCTACAGGACAGTTGATTTTGCAATGCTTGTCCAGCTTGGATGTAACACTGCCATACTTCCAATTAAATTCGTCCCGTGTTTGGCAATTTGAACATTTTTGCTCCAGTAGATCACCAATTGCTGTAACTGCGTCTATCCGGTTCATCCTGCTGTCCCCTCCTTCTTATCCCCAAAGCTGTGTTATGTCCTCTCTGCCCTTGGGGGCTATACTTTCCATCGTTATTTTTTGGTATAATTTATTTAAAGGAGTTGATAAAATGCTTGGTTTCGTACTTATACTTTTTGCAATTATTTTTTTCGCGCTTGGTATTTTAAGTAAACGAAATCCCACTTGGGGATGGCGTGCAAACGAAGCCTGGAAGATCAAAGGTGACTCAGAACCAAGTGATGCTTACATTAATGACATGAAATTTAGAGGCTCTGTATCAATACTCACTGGCTCTTTCTTTTTAGCCTGTGGACTTTTGGTTATATTCCTGTAAGATCCACTACCCTTTATTAATCATCAAAATACCCATATCCAAAAGGCACTTGCTGTTTAGCTGAAGCCCCTAAAATATCATTTAGCATGTTCTCAAATACAGAAATTTGTTTTTCATCCATAGCTTCCAGCAAGCGCACTTCCTTAAATAGAGCATATGTTCTTTCAGAGGGAGAAGTGTGGAAAATTTCAAGAAGTTAAAGAGTGGTTGGCGATACCGATTAAAGTACACTGACGTTTTTACCCAAGAGCAAAGGGAAAAATCAGAACGGGGGGTTCCGCACAAAACCGGAAGCTGAGTTAGCTGCAGCAGAATTTTTAAGGAAAATAAGACAAGGTTACGAACAGATTGATATGCCTCTCGTTGATTATATACAAAGTTGGATCAGCAACTATAAAGAAGGGGCGGTTCGAAAAAACACACGTAAACAACATGAGAATATCTAAAAACACACATCAAGCCTTATTTTAAGTAATTAATGATAAAAGATTTAAAACCAGATATGTACCAAAAATTTCTAGATGCTTGTTTAGCGAGAGGCTTAAGCCGGAGAACAGTTGAAATAATTAACTCAACAGTTTACGGTGCTTTAGAGCTCGCAGTAATTCAGGGAAAGTTAGAACGTAATCCTTGTATAGGATTAATCATTAAGGGAAAGAGGAAACAACATGCGTAAAGGTGAAGCCGCTGCTTTGAAGTGGTCTGATATTAATTTTAAGGAGAAAAAAATCCAAATTGATGAAACTTTGGATTTCTAACCTGATAACGAGGACGAGCTATTCGGGGAAACAATGTACCGACATGATTTAAATCTCATTCTATGCCGGAATGACGGGCGTCCTATGCCGAAGTCAACACTATTTAACACATTTAAACGTATCTTGAAACGTGCTTGCCTGGATGAAGGTTTACGTATCCACTCTCTTCGTCACACCTACGCAGTTCTCATGCTTGAAGCTGGAGCTGATATAAAGTTTGTCCAGGAGCAACTTGGTCATGGTAGTGTACAAATTACATCTGATGTATACGCACACATTTCTAAAAAGTTAGAAAAACGTAACATAGATAGGTATGAGGAGTACACAGCCAATATTCTCGGTTCAAACAATTTAAAGTCGGGGGACGTTTGGGGGACGCCTCAGAAGAATTGATACCCTCCTCTGAAATGTCCCCCATTACAACCCCTAAAAAACCGCGTCTGTACAGGGTTTAATCTATTAATAAAGCGTCAGATACTGATCACGTTCCCACTGGTGAACCTGTGTGCGATTTAAGTTCCACACTTCGGGATAGGGGGTAATTATCCAGAAAGTACTGATTTAGAGCCGATGTTATATATGTTGTTTCGGGATGGTTCGGTATGATCTGTTTTATTTGTGGGCGTTTTGTGGGCGTTGTTGTGGGCATCTATAGAATTCACGGCAATGCCCACAACAACGCCTATTATATCCCCTTGAGCCACACCGTTGGTTCTTTGCAAAGTAAGATCGGGTAGCGTTAAAACTATTACATTCTCTGCGTTAATGCTTTCCGCCATATTTATCAGAACCAAATCTCCGACTAGAATCCGGTCGATTGCATTTTTAGCATGAAAATAAAAATATGTTGTCTTTTTTATCAGTTCCATTATTTCTCCCACCTTTTGTCTTTATACTCGCTGTGAATCAATATCAGTGGGGCTTATTTAGCTATCCTGGCAGGGATGCCAACCCACACTATGCGCCTCTCTTATGGGAGGCGTTTTTTGTTACACCCGATCTATGTAATTATCTAGGCCTAACCGCCTCCCTTTATTTTCAAAATCAAACCTTATACCTATATTAAATCCCAATATTAGGTTCTTTGGCAACAAAAATTCGTCGGGATGAATTCGTCCTATAAAACTACTTTATTCGACATTTTTCTCTAATTTCATCGACAAAAAAAGAACCGCATTGTCGCGGTTCAGGTAGCAAACACGATATTTGGATTAAAAAGATTAAGTGTGCGAGCTACTTCCTCGTATCTCCGTATTGCTATTTGGCATTTAGGAGAATTCTTGACTATCTCTTTCGAGAAATAAGCCACCCTGTAAACGCTGTTCATAAGCACAACGTTTTCCATATTAATAGTGTTGCTCCTGTCTACATTAAGAAAATTATGTCCACTATTATTAAGTAACGTTTCCCAAAACTTAAGTGTACCTACCAAGTAAAATATTCCTCTGAATGTGTGGATAATGACTCTTTCTTGCCATCTATCATAAGACATATAGAGTATGTCTTTTATGGGCAAATCCACCTTTCCACCTTTACCATCAATATCCTTCGAAACCGTGAGCATTTTTAATCACCAACTTTACTTAAGTAATTCTTTCGGCGGTTCTGGGTTATAAACATAGATGAGACTAGCAACGCTGACAGACATTACCGCGATTGCAGCAAGGCTCGACGCAATTGTGCTATAGATGTTTTTCATCATGATAGTTTTCACCTCCTTATACTGATCAATAGTAGACTTTGTGCAAAAAAACTTACGGCTATAAATGGATTAGCAACCCATAGATTAAAGCTCACCACAATAAATGCACCAGCTTTTAGTAATGGGAAATAGCGTGGTGGTATACGTGTTTGTTTTTCTATTCCTGCGGGGGCAAAAATTAGGATCAAGATCATACTTATCACCGTCGCGATCATCGACCACCTGTAGTCCAAATGTACAAAAGATAAGCCAGTAAACAGCAGTGTGGAAACAGCCACGCAGCCCATTCCACTTTTAAGGTGTAGCCCTCCTGTCATTTGCCGCAGAAAAGCGAATGCTGCCATTATCGTAAGCACTTCTCTTATGCGACCCGTGAAAACAGAGATAGCGATGGTTAACCCAGTGATAAATACCATATTTAATATTACAGCCAGAGCGTGCTTTAAAACGGCCACAGATGCCGGGTGATCCGGAACGTTTTTCTTTATATGAACTGCAATCTTATTTGATAAAGCTTCGATCAAATTTCATCCTCCTTTTTGAAAGCGTAGTAAAGGAACATACCAGAAGCTAAAGCAAAAAAAACGATATTTAGCCATACATCGTTGTAATACAACATAATCGTGACTGCGATTAAAGAAAACGCAATTAAGCCGCTCACAATGAAATGTTCCCATTTGAATCTAAGCCGTTCGAAATCCGCCATGAAACCTATCCCGAATTTGTAAAGTACCCATGACAAAAGTAGAACTACAGCGCTTGTTATAGCCTGCAATAAGGCACCTTGGGCCGATCCTTGAAATTGTTCCGTAGGCACATTTTGAAAAAGAATCTTTAGAATTATCGACTGCATAACGCCATATATTGAGAATCCGATTATAGTTATAATACTGGACCACAAAATAGGGACTTTTACTACCGTAGTAATAAGGAAAATGTACAGCAACATACTTATTATCGGCACAAAAACAGCTAAAGATAATTCTTCCCTCAAAACATAACTCTGAGCACTAATAATGAACATAATAATAATAGCTTGCCAAGCGTAATCAATTGCCTTTAACCGGAAAATAGAAAGCATGAGTGCAAAGGCTGCATAGGACTCCATTGTTGAAAAAAGCAAGAACCTAATAGGCTCCCACATAACACATATCCCCTTCATATAATTGGTAACCAGCACACTTTTAATACTACATTTGTTATCAATGCGTGGCAATCCAATTACCAATCTAAATGGAATATTTTATGCATTATGTGAGGTAATTATTCTCATCTTGCCGACACAATATCCTCCAACTTAAACCAACTAAAATCATCTTCCCCACGAAACAGTTTTACTTCACGTCTAGCGGTGTTAATTGACGTTACTACACCAGTCATGTCCGTATCGTCAAATGGGCTAAATATGGTCACTGTCACGGCTGTACGTGTATTGTAAGAGTCTATTAGCGCCTGCTCGATCAATTGTACCTCTTGGTCATCCAGCTCCGGTTTCCCACGGCGCTGGCGATCCTTCATGAGCTTTAAATAAGCCTCTTTATGTTCCGGTATGATAATGCGTGAACTTTCCCATAATCCATTTCCCTTTAGCTTTTTACTCACCTTAACCGCCTCCTGTATACTGATATACAAATTATATAGAGAACATACGTTCCTTACAAGGATTTTTGTATTCACTTCTAAAACTTTTGTACTAGAAAAATATCCCTAGGTCTGATAGACTAAATACAAATATTTACTTATGTAGGGGTGAAAGTGAGATGGGGGCTAAAAATCGTGTAATTGCGGGAGATTACAACGGTAAAATGATTTCACAGAATTTCGGAATGGTAATGTTATCTACAGGCCTTTTTTCGTCTTTTAATTTGGATAAGGAAACGATTGAAAAATATGAAGTTATGGACGAAACGCATACAAAGAGTGCAGCCAGCGCAGTAGGTAGAGGCTTAGTTGGAGGTTTCTTACTTGGCCCAGTAGGATTGCTTGCCGGTCTTTCTGCTAAACAAATAGGGGTACATACGATTGCCCTACAGTTTAAAGATGGAAAACGCAGCCTTATTGAAGTTGATGAAAAAATATATAAAACGTTAATCAAAAAATGCTTCTGAAAAAAACAAAAAGCTCTGCCGACCAATTAAGGTTAGCAGAGCTCCTATTATTAATTAATTGGTTCTAAGAAGAGTAATCTCATCTTTAGTGCCACCGTCTCCTAACCATCTATTAGGTGCTCCAAAATTCGAAACTGATCCGTCTGGATTTGATACTCTAACACTGCTGACTCTCCATCCAGGTTTATAACCACCACCATCAGTGTATAGAACAACCTTTCTTATATTACCAATATTGCTACTACTAATTCTCGTTGTGTCAGTATCTCCTTGTTCATATGAACCAGAAAGAACAGTTGGTTCAGTATTACCACTTGATCCATACAAAGCTATCTTGAGAACTGAGTTGGTTCCTGCATCGTCATCATTGCTAGTCTCTATTGTGACAGTATAGGTTACATTTGCAAATGGAGTTACAGATTCTATGTTGTATGTTGTGTCTGCAGATTGAGCTGGAACTACAGCCTCATTAACTTCTTCCGAAGCAAAAGCTGGAGTTACCATAGTAACAGCTAGAATAGATGTAGCAGCAACAGACAATAATTTTTTCATAGTAAATACCTCCAATTTAATGAATTTATGTAACAAATACATCGTAACACAAATATTTTATTTAATGTGTTTTTAGACAAAAGTAGAAATAACTTTTCAGATTTAGACAAAATTATACATAGATATATTTCTAAAATTTATGAAGAACAACTCTGTTAATAGATTGCTATACATTATGTACCCTAAAGCCTACAAATAATTCAACAAAAATCTCACGTTTGAAATAGAGAGTATTCAGCTAAATATAAAACAAGAAAGACACTTTTCGATTAAATTCAAACTGGATCAATGAAAAAATCTCTTATCAGGGCTTTTCCTCTCCAATACTTACCGCCTCACTACTGCACAACTGAGCGTTATAATTAATTTGAGGTGGTCTATTTGTTCATTTCTCCAATGTTACTTGCAACATCAGATACAGCATTTTCAGATCCACAGTATATATTTGAGCCAAAGATTGATGGGCATCGACTTATATTTTCGCAACAAAATGGCACGATCCGTTTATATACAAGACACAACAATGACTGTACCCGACAATATCCAGAGCTTCAGCTACCATTTGAGGATGACATCATCCTAGACGGTGAGATTGCCTGCGTTGACCCGGTGACAGGTATATCCGATTTTGAATCGATAATGTCCAGGTTTCAGGCCAAGCGATCAGACAAGATACAGCGTCTAATAGTTTCCCTCCCTGTTTATTACGCCATATTTGATGTCTTACAGTATAAAGGCATAGACATGCGTAAACGGCCTCTAATGGAGCGTAAGGAACTGATGTTTAAACTTCAACTTCCGTCCAGTTCATTCGGGATGGTTCCGTATGTTGAAGAAGCTGGCGTAGCTTTATTTGAGCAGATTCAAGCACGGAATATGGAAGGCGTAGTAGCTAAACGGAAAGATAGTGTGTATGTAAGCCGCCGGTCAGCTGCGTGGCAGAAGGTGATTAACTGGTCCTATGCTGACGTATTTATAACAGGTTATCGCAAAGGGGAATTCGGGTGGCTTGCAGGCGTACCGAATGAGAGTGGTAAAATTCGTCCTTCCGGTATCATTGAGCTGGGTGCAACGCCGACACATAAGAAGGCATTTTATGGAGTGTCTAAATCATTGATAACCGGTGAGGACCGAGAGTATGTTTATGTGGAGCCGCGTATAAGAGCCCGTGTTAAAATACGGAACTGGACAAAGGCGGGTCTGCTGCGAAGTCCGGTATTCACGGAATTTATCGTATAGCAAGAAAGCTCCGTTACCTTCGTGGTCAGCGGAGCTTTTTTATTTTTCCAACCTGCTCCCCTACTATTTTTGTTCACTTTCTGTTCCTATATTGTTCGGTTTACTAAGTAAACCATTTGTGCTATATTTAAATCACAGCAAGGGACAATACATACACGACCAACAAGCCGGAAATACCGGATGCGGACGAAAGGATAGATAAACAATGAAGAAATGGACACGCGAAGGTTATGAAGTAGTAGAAATTGCATTCGACCACGATCTGCACCAATTTGAAGTAGTACAAGACGGGGAAACGATCTTCACTATCACGCCTCCAGATTTGGATAGTCAGGCGCAAATTATCGCCGAACTTGACGCTGGCGAAGATGTGAACGGCTGGGAAGATGGCAACGGAAACACCATTTACGTAGAAAAAAAGTAACGCCGCCCCTTGAGTACGTTGACGCTGCTTGGTTGTCTCGTCGCCGGGAAACTACCAAGCAGAGCGTCGGCAAATCCGCAAAGAGCGCACTGAAAGACGGGTACAGAGGTTCATTCCCCCGTCCAGATGCGTTAGTCGAGGGGCGACCACTTTGGCTCAAAAGTCGATTCGGAATTGAGTCATGATACAAATAGGCGACAAATTCGAAATGTTAACCGTCAGAGGCAAGCGGGATGACGATCGGTGGAAATGCGTATGTGATTGCGGAAATTCCACCTTTGCTTCTACTACGCAGCTTAAATACAAGACAAAAAAATCATGCGGGTGTTTGCGCCGAAAATCCCCGCCTAATATGATTGATATAGCGGGCAATAGATACGGTATGTTGACGGTTATTGCACGTGCTGGACGCACGGACAAGGATAACGCTACCTGGTTATGTCGCTGCGACTGCGGCAAAGAGATACCAGTGAACGGTACAACCCTCCGACGGGGTGAGGCAGTGTCCTGCGGGTGTCAGCGGCCAGAACAAGCCCGGAAGGCCCGGGAGATTCTGCAAACGGAGATGTCAGTCGACGGAGTCCCGCTCCCCCTACTAACTAAAAAGGTAAGGTCTGATAGTAAGACGGGACATAAAGGGGTGCATAAGCGGGTAAAAAAGGGACGTGAATACTACGAGGTAAACATAACTGTAAAAGGCAAAAGGAGGTATGCTACAGCGACAACCTTAGAGGGTGCGATAGAAAAAAGAAGGACGCTAGAAGAGAAATATCACAAGCCATTAATAGACAAATTTAAACAAGCCCCGCTGACCAATTAATGTTAGCGAGGCTTTTGCTTTACTTACGTTTAAGCACCTCCATGCTGTACTTGAGGCTCTATACCATGCGAGTGAATAGGTACAGTAACAATTAACAAAAAGCTAGCTGCGACGATCAACAGTGCCATTTTTTTTAACATTGTTCATCCACACCTTTTCAATAAGATTTAAAAAATTTGCTTTGGTTTCAGGAGTCGCATGTTCTCGAAAATGTAGAAATAGCCCCATACAATTTATGAAATTAGTCTCATTATTTAGTGTATGATAACTTACCATTGAATACATCAAATGTTTAAAACCATCATCGTAAGAACTTCGATGTAAATAATAATGAGCCAACTCGTAACCACACCACGCAAAATAATCTGGTACCACTTGTTGAGTATACATATCACTTGGTGAGTGATCAGATATTGATACAATGTCCGCTTCAAAGCGTTTAATTATGTTACTAACATCAATATCATATTGGTTAGCCGCTATCATAATATTCAGCAGTTGGATGACCTTATCTTCTTGAGTTGTATCCTCCGCTGCATCAATGTATTCAACATAATCCGAAAGTACGCTTATATCCCCAGATAAAAGTTTATTCACGATACTATTAGCTTTTGCCCAGTGCTTAAACAAACCAATCCAGTGTTGGGTATGTCCGTCTGTCTCTTTAACCCAATCTAAATTATCGTAGGCGTATGTATATTGTAGAGCTTGGTGGTAATCGCCTTGGGCTTCGTAGACACCTGCACACAGCAGGTCAGCATAGGAAATGTATACAAACAAAGGACGGCTTAGCTTATCAGTAGATTCAGGGCGTTCTCGGCCATTCTGTTGATGTTTCAGTGTATATTGGATTTCGGCTTTAGCTCTCATTTTCCTTGCCATTTCGTCAACCTTGTCCCATTTACGTAAAGACCTGTACACATTAGCCAAATCCTTCAATGCGTCAAGCTGGTCTATTTCATCCAGACGTTCCACGAAGGGTTCAAATAGCGTTGCAGCTTTGAGATTCCGGCTTTGATCGTCTCCAACTTGAATCGTAAATATACGATATTGACAGACTGCCAAACGCTCAGAGTGCTGGTACTTCTCCACTTCTGCCACGTTCTCATAGAGTACCAGTGCCGCTTCATGTCGTCCCTGTGCAAATAGATCTTCCGCAATGTCAAATAGTTTTGACGAATAGAGTAGATTATCCATGATGACTCCCACCACACGACGGATCGTATCCAACTTGTCCAACTCCGCACAGCGATACAAAAATGGCTCGATCCGCCTCATATTCGGTTGTAAGTCGATGATGTAGTTATCTATAAACAAGTCGTAAAAGTGGCCTTCCGGTAAACCCATAGCCTCCGTAATTAGGTCAAGCTGGTTAATGGACATAGGCTTATTTCCTGACACAATAGCACTTACCGCTCCCCTATTCATGCCTGCAATTTGCCCAAATTGCGTTAGGCTCAAACCTTCTTGTTGGAGGTAACTGTCTAATTCCGTTCGAATCGTAGGTGTATGCTTCATGTCATATCCACCCTTCACATAAAAATTCCAAGATTTTTATATTCTTGCATTCTATTGTTGTCCATAATTTAACAGCTGTCAATAACTTTTTTGGATTTTTTTTTGGCATTTTTTTAAAAGAATTTCGGCATAATCAGTGGCATGAAATGACGTAAAAAAAACATTCTCCGCCAGCCTTTACCTAATCTAAAAAAACTAAATATATTCATATATGCTATAAAAAGGACTATATCAATAATAGCAGAGTCCTTTACGCTGATTATGCATTTACAAATTTTTCAAGGAGGTACTTTGTATGAAAGTAAAATTTCTACCACAAGCTTTTCTAGCTGTAACGTTACTCATTTCTTGGGGGGGCGTCAGTCCGGCAATCTCTCATGCTGAGAAAGGAGAGAAAATCCCTGACCAAATGTTAGCGGGTACAATCATCCAATATGATGAGAACAATAACATGGTTGTATTGGAAAAAGGAACTCCGGTCCCTGAACAGCAAAAATCTAAAGCTGCTATTGCCCCACTTACTGCTGAACAACAGGCTGAGCTAGAAAAAGAAAAACAAGAGGATAAAGAGATCGAAGAAGCAACCAAATCACTGCCGGTATATCATATTGATAACCCTGACCCTCAGCCTGGTTTAAAAGTAATTTATGACGGCGAAGGTTTTATCAAAGATTTTATCTTGCCTGATCAAAAGGAAATCAACTGGGACTTATACATACGGAGAATACGATAATAAAATTAAAATTCGCGGAACATCTAGTGGCTATGTTCGAGACACAGGGAGTTTATTATTAGGTAGCACTTCTCAGAAAAATCAGGAAGAAGGACGCGGCGTATATTATTATGATTTCACATCGAAAATCCAAACCCCATTTTCATACAAGAAGAGGGTTTTATCAATAACTTCATCCTGCTGAACAAGTAATCGTTCTGATTGCCGCCATGCCAAAGAGCCGGAAAAAGAGGATGCAATCCTCTCTCCGGCTCTCTCTTTATCTATACCGGCTATATACCAGCGGAGTCCTTTTTTACATCTACTCTAAATTCAAACTGCTTTCTCATAAAATAGCTTCCATTAACCTTAATGGAATCAGGTGTATATTTTTCTATCATACCACCATAATCTACAATCTCCACCATTTCGTCGTTCAGTGGTCTAACTACGCATACTTGGGACTGTGATAGAGCTGCTCCCAGAAAATCGGCATCCATACTAAGCACTTTATATATGTTTCCCAACTAAATTCTCCTTTAGAAACTAAATATTTAATGTTGCTTTAAACTTCTCGGTCGCCTTGTTGATAATTAATACAACAAGGTTTGAACCATATCCGAGCAGAAAGACAACAAGTTGGGCATTCGCAAAATCTATATTTCCATCTTTTTTTGTAAACAAAACTCCCACAAATAAAATTGGTACAAAACAAGCTATTAGTAATTTAGTCAATGATTTATTAAATTTCTCATAATACGTAGTTATAAAAAAGAACATAGCCCCTAGCATACTTAACACTAGATATTTAATATAAAGATATTCAGTGCTGTTGTCCATTCCTACGTTATCAATTGTTATATACATTAAAGAGTAAATCATAATTAAAATAATAAACATATATGGTGTTGTTACAATCGTAAATTTAGAGGCCAGTCTTCCATGTGCGAAGACTTTACCTGATTTATGTTCTTTTAATATAAGAATAAACTCATCAATTTCAAATTTGATTTTAAACAGCTTATTCTGGTCATCAGGATTAATGGAATTAAGTTTTGTAAATAACTTTTTACATCTTCTAATTACAGCCATTCCAACTTCGTCATATTCATCTGCATTCTCCGAAATTTGCATCAACTTTTCAATTAAATCTTCTTTAAGTTTACTCATATTACTCCTCCCAAAAAACTATCTGTTGAATTTTTCAATTAAAAACGGCTTTTACTTTTTCAATCATTTTATTCAAAATGTGAGTGAGCATATCAGAACTATAACCAAGTAAGAATACATATACATTCTCATTTGAGAGTGAAAAAGGTTCATTTTTATCTATAAATAAAACACTTATAAAAATAAATGGAATAATCATGGCAACTAAAAGTTTATTGCCAACCTCATTAATTTCTTTTAATGAGGTCGTAACTAAAAATAGTAACGCTCCATATAAACTTATACCAACATATTTAAGGTATATTCTGGTCTCCTCAAAAAAATTATTTCCTGAATTCATTATAAAAATTATGGCATAAACAATTAGCAAAATTGAAAAAAGCATGTACAAGTTGTGTATCTTATTAGATATAAAAGAATTGGCTTTTATCCTAATTTCATCAATTTTTAAATTCAAGAGATACAACTTCGCTTGATCATCATCTTTGATTCTAGAGAGTTTTTTATATACCTTTGTTATATCTTTTAGAACCTTTAGTTTCTTTGCTTCAGGATCAGACCTAAATGATTCTTCTAAAAGTATATTTAACTTCTCTTCAATAGTTTTCTTTGTATATTCCAATTTATCACCCTGCATATGTATTTACTTATATTCCCTATTTAGATTATTGCAACATTAAACGAATTAGTCAACAAGAACTATTACTATTGAACCATTAGCTTTTAAAAAAATTATCAACTATTCTCGATAAAGATAACTCCATCTCCTTTACCTTATTTAATTATCAGATAGCACAAAAATGGCATCTTCTCTAGAAAGAGAAAATGCCTTTTTTGTGCACTACTTTATTTAACACTTATCGCCTCCCAATTAAGGGAAGGCGACTAGTACTCTGTTAATTTAGAAAAGCAAAACTCAAAATTTATCGTTATTAAAAATTATTTCAGTCCATTACAATATGTTACTAACCAACTACTTAAAAAGAATCAATATTAGCAAAACCAAAATTATCAACTTACACATTCCAAAAGTTGTTCTTACCATTTTAAGAATAAATTCTTCAGTAAATTTCATCATTATCTGACCCCTTAACCAAGATCAGAGGCCTAGTCGCAATACCAACTACAATATACCATAAATTTCAAAGATGAGCTATACTCTGATACACTTTTACCTGACTTAACGTAACTACAACAGTTCTATATCTGACTTTAACACTTTATATGTATAGTTCATGCTGATCACCTCAGGATAGATATTCGGTGAATTGCGTGGTAATACCTTCAACAAAAAAATACCCGCCGACCATAAGGTAAGCGGGCTTTAACTATTTAACGATAAATTCAACCTTTGTGCCGTCCGCGTAGTCGTCCAACTTATGACCAACCCACGATCCAGCTCCACGATTATCTTTGGGTGATATGTACTTTATATCTGCACCCTCTCCACCTTCGGAGCACATCGCCATAGGCCATTCATCGCGATCTTTGCCCTTCTTGGTTGGTACGTCTTTAAGAGACAGCTCACGGTTATGCTCGGCCCCTTCGCGATCAATCGTGCATACTGGAGACTTCCCGGCTGCAATGGCCTTTTTAATGTGCTGCGCTGTCTCGGGATACTTTGACGACGGAAATTCCAGCTTAGCCATGTCTGCCGATACCTGGGTTACCGGAACGGCTGCAGGGTCGATCTTAGCGGTCTTTACGACGTCTTGCTGCACGCTGCAGCCTGCTATTAGGACTGTGGCCAACAACGTCACTATCCATCTAAACATATGTATACCTCCCTAAACGTAAAAAACACCCCACCAGCTTAGCCAGTAGGGTGTCACCGATGTTTTGGATTTCATCAACTGCCTGATAACTGGCTACAGTGCTCTATCTGCTTGATACACTATTAAAAGGCCTATGTTACCTTATAGTCAACTTTTGAATACCCACAAAAAAATTGTTTAATATTCAAAATTTCTATGAATCGTTTAGTGAAACAACCCATTGTTTTCAGTGATTATCTCTAGAAATATTTCATTTGGTAAAGATTCTAAATATTCTTTTCTGATAATCTCGTTTTGCTCTTTAGTAACGTTTGTAATAATCATTCTCCCAGTAGCCTTGTTGTTACTTAAATACAATTTTAGAGTAACATCCTTTGAATTTATAAATGATATAGAGCGAAGCCATTCTTGACATTCACTCCTTTTCAATTCCATTTTGTCTTTTTCTTCCCTTTGTTTTTGTTTTAACTTTCTGTTCTCATTAGCTAAAGAGAACAGAATTGTAAGCAATGCAACCATTGGTAAGACTATTGTCATCAATACAGAAAAGTTCGTTAATTGCTTAGGGACTTTAACAACCAAAAACAAACCTATAAATAAAGAAGAAATAAGCCATGCTGATGGTAAAAACCTAAACATTAAAAATTGAAATATTTTTTTACGACCAATAAGACCAGAAGAACCCCACAGACCTCCGAAATAGGAAATTAAAGTAATAATTATCCAAACCAGCAGCAATACGAGCTGAAGCATTAACCAATTTGGCACAATTATCACCTTTCCTTTCTTATTCTTCTTTTGTGATTAAGGGGATTTCGCGCAGAGCTGGCTGTGTATTTTTTATGTCTGTAATAACTAGCTTGTTCTTAAATTGAACAAATGATTCATCAACATAAAAGGAACTGTAAAATGTACCATTCCTCAAAGTTACTTCCAAATGTTTGTCGGGAATTTTGCTCGATTTGGGAGCCTTAATCCTAGCTTGAGGATTCGTATTGGTAATTGGATCCTCACCACGATCCGGAAGAAGTTCAAATGAGAAGCTATAAGATTTTCCTGCCTTAAGTTTCTCTGTTGGAAAATCAATAAAATACAATCCGTACTTTTCCAAGAAGAGTACTTCCAAGTTGATCAACTCAGATATAAAGCGAACACTTTTAACATTATCCTTAATGCCCTCATTTAATGTTATTTTTTGATTATTTTTATTTGACATTATGTTATCTGTATTTTTTATGTTAGCAAAAATTTCAAAAGAATTGAAGTCAATTGAAGTATGCTTCAATAAATTATTCAATATCATTTCAGGTGTGACAAACCCAACATTTTCGTCCCACATTAATTGAGGAATATTACCTAAAGATAATTCAATCGACTTTGGATCTTCAGTTACACCAAATTCAGAAGTAGAATAATATTCTATTTTGATTTTAGAATTTTGATTTATACTAAGAGTACCCCAGGTGAGTCCCAATGGTTCATCTTCCCAATCCCCCTCTAGAACCTTTTCATCAATTGTTATTTTATAAGAAGTAGCGTTCACTTTAGAGCCAACTGTATGCGGTTGGAAACTAATGTTCATACCGTCAGGCGTTGCTATAAAATTAAGTTGTGTTACGGGTTTAGCGTTATCAATTGTAAATTTACTTGTCTTTGATTTAATTGGTCTATCAAGTTTATCTTTACCGAACACTTGTAGTCCGTAGACGCCTGAAGGTAGATCTAGGGTGATTGGTTCTGTATATTCTTGTGGCTTTTCACCATCTATGGAAAAGAACAGCCTATCCACTAACTGGTCGTCACTAGAATTAATAGTTAACAATATTTGACCACTAAATACATCACGACGATATGCCTTTTTAGATTCTTCAGCTGCGCTTATATTAATTTTCAAGTCAATCCGCTCTGGTTGTTTTTCTTCCAAGAATTTTTTGTTGTTTTGAGAATGTGTTTTGATACGTTTTTTATTAATTATGCTGCCTCTACGTTCAATATGAGCCGTTTCAATTCTTTCTCTAACCGGAATTGTAACCATCGCTGTAAGACCTTTATCCACTGGAAGGGGCTCGAACTCTAACACAGTAACGTTTTCATTGTCTTCTTCCAAATATTCTACTGATATATCTGCAACACCTGCCTCAAATGAATTGATTTGCACAGTAAGATCTTTCTTGAACTCCGAGAAAAATATGTATTGTGACTCTCCAACACTTACATATTTAACGTCTGTTTCATTTAGTAATGGGCTCTCTTCCGAAATGTCTGTGTCAAAAGCCCCGGCAACATATCTTCCCTCTGAATCCATGATAGTTGTTTCAATCGGACACAAAAATCTAGTTTTCACTCCCCATTTTAATTTTAATTCACATTCTTTTGAAACTCCTAAAGGCATGTCTTTTATTTCGTCATTTAAGATAGACTTTAAAAGAGTAATAACAACATCGTTAGAACATAGTTCAGAATGCTCACCTTCAACATAATAGAGCTCCGCCTCGTGTTTCGGTATTCCACTTAAAATAGGGACTACCGAATCTCCATTTGTGAATTCTGATTTAAACTTGAATCTATTGAACTTTTCACTGGCGCCATCAGGGAGTCGATACAATGTAGGAAACCTATGACCAATAATACAGTGATGCTTTATTTCGTTAGATAAAGGTCTCTGCATTGCTTCCTGAACAGGTTTCATGTACAAATTCCATACATCCGGTACATTTGTGTAGTCTGGATTATTTGCTATATACTCTTCATTAAAAAAAGTTTGAGCTTTCTGAATGACGTCAATGTACTGTTCCTCATCTTTGGCTTCTCTATATTTAATAAATTTCCCAATTTCACTTTTAAAGTAGCCTTCAGATGGCAATAACTGATAAACCGATGGACATTGCCGGGCAAGCTTTCTTGTATCACCATAAGAATAAATTAACCCAAAAAAGGGTTTAAGATCTGAATAAAAGCCTGGTTCCCCATAGGCAAGTGCTTTATAAGCATCTGGGGAGCCGCCCCAAGGAGTTCCAATTGTTATTAATTTATCAATGATATTAGTTAGCCCGACTTTTTCCAATTCTATAACTGCCATTTTTGCTAGCATTCCACCCATACTATGAGCTATTAGAGTGACATTCCCACCACTAATAGATAGCTCCACTATTCTATTAACTAGCCTAGGGATGTGGGCCTGGATATCTTTACGCCAGTCGTAACCGAAGTAATCAATCTCCCCACTCTCCGCAGAAAAATTGTCATATATACCTTTATATATATTGACAGTTACTTTAGTGAATGCTGTTACTGAGCTTATAGGATTACCTTCAATTAATGATTCGTTCTTAATATGCAAATCCTTAAGATCATCCTTGTTTTTAGGAAACCATTTCTTATTAGTATCTAAAAACAATTCTGTACCCTTGATACCAGGAATAAATAGTATATTTGACATAATAATCCCCCTCAATGCTACTTTAGACGCAGAACTTTCGGGCTTATTATAGTATATATCGTAAAAAAATGCCATTTTCTTGTTGAAGGAATAATTAATTTGTTGTTCATGATAAAAACAAAGACCTCTTACCAGCAAGATCAGTATTTGACATGCTATGCTATTTTTAAATGAATAGTCCAATTAGTACGACTACTAGTGACACTACATTTATAGGTAAATTAACAAACCAATTTACAACCAAAAAAATAACCCCACCAGCCGAAGCCAGCAGGGTATTTACTTATAGTTTTATTCCGCTGAAGTAGGCGTTTGTGCAGGTTCAGTTGGTGTCGAAATAGGGTCTGGTTCAGGTTGAACCGGAGCAACTGGCGTTACCTCTGCCGTAGCCTGCGCTAAGAAATCATTAAGCTTTGCAGCTAGACCCGATACAGCTTCCTTAGCTGCTGCCTGTGTTACCTCTTCACTCGGCTGCGCTTCGGTAGCCAGCACTGTCTTTGTCTTGGCCTTATATTCCAAGTATGCCTTCTCAATTGCGGCCTGAAGCTCCACAACTGACACAGTAATTCCTTGTTCCGCTAATCGAAGTGTAGCGTATTGTAAAGCCTCCTGAAGCTTACGTTCGCCTCCAGCCTGTTTGAATGCCGTTTGAGCAAAGGCGAAGCCCTCTCCAGCAATCTTATGGATTACTTCCCGCTGTGCCGCCGTTGTACGGGCTTCCAGCCATGTATTTACCTTAGTTTTAAGTGCATTCAGACCACCTAAAGCAAACGCTGTAAGCACACCCGCAGCGGCTGTGACGATGGTACTTACATATGGTTGTACGGTTTCGATAATAGTTTGAGTTTGCATGATTATTTATCCCCTTTCGCGTTGAAAATCCCGGTTCGATCAAGTAGCGTGACCATGCGGTAAAAGTCATAGCTTCCGTCATTCGCCGTGTCCAGCACTCCCGCAGCTTTGGCATTAATACAGGCTTGTTCTGCCCACGCTGGTACTTTAGGCTGTTTGGCTGCTGTCTCCAACGTTTTGATGCGGTCATCCTGCTTTTGTACAGTGCTTTGCAATTCCTTAAATGCTGCCTTTTCTTCTACTGTCATTTCCTCATCCCCCGTTTTATTAATCTTGGCTAAAACTGTGTCAAGTTGCGCCTGAGTTGGTCGTATGCCCGCCCGAAATTGAGCCGTCGTGAGTCCAAATACCATCTGAAGGTGGGGCATATCTTTAAAGCTCCGCCAATCTCCGCCCCACTCAAGTCCTAGTTTCTTTGCTTCCTCTACTACCTCGCTCCAATCAGGCAGCGAGTCCTTATCATCATCCTTCAATGTGTCCCAGGACACCGTGCGGCCATCCCGAAGCAGCAACGCGAAGTCGGCCGCAAATCCAAAGTTATGATTGCTGTATCCGCCCCGTGCTTTCGTGACCACCTTCCCCGGCTTCGTGCGCCCTTGAGCATATAAAGTATCCTGCTCCGCATATGTTCGTAAACCTTGGGTAATTAGCACCCATACTCCACGGGCATAGCAACGTTCAATGAGCTTTTCCATAACTTGCTTGAAAACCGGATGAAGCCCGCTTAACCGCTGCTCAGATTTTTTCCTTAGTTGTTCCAGCGTCAGCATCTTTTCCATCTCCCTTGTCTTTTAACTGCTGTAAGAAACTTTTAAGCTTGAAGGGCAGTGGTATTCCCATTGTTCCCCAGTTTTCGGCCAAGGAAAGTCCTTCACGGCCAGCGTAGAAGTAAATAGCCGCCGTCCGGAAGATCGGTGCGCCTGGTTGTAGCCAATTGTCCAATTGTGCAGACAATCCCACCACCGTCAGCACCGTAGCCTTGCGGATGCCTCCCCAAAACATCACATCACTGTCCATTTTTTTGTTTTTAATAGCTGCGGCAACCCCAAAAATATAATCCAACACCATCATCGTAAGCAGCACCTGCAGCGGTTTATCCCACCCACCAAGAAACGTAACCAGAAGTCCAACAAGCGCAGACAATCCCCCTGCCGCCGCCTCCTTTTCCGTTGCTCCGACCATTGCGGTCCATACAGTGCTGCCAAACAATTTTATTTGGCTCACTAATTGCTCTCCTCTCTCCGTTCAGGAAACTTTTCCTGAGCTATCGTCGTTAGGTTTCTGATTTTTTTCTTCTTGGGACTGTATCTCTGCCAAAGCATTTCCGACGGCTATATCCAATCCCTTAAGTATTTCTTTCCGGCGTGCTGGCTGTGAAGCGATTACAGCGGAAATGACCTCAGTTAAGTCCTCAACAGGTCTGGTTAGATCCAGTTGTATATCCAATGTGGGTTTTATCTTTGCCATGGGTTTCATCACCTCCCTCAGACACAAAAAAAGACACCTTTAGTTTACAGATGCCTTTAATTGCTCCTTATTATAAATTTTCAAAAGCCATTCACGCCCTAACTGAGTAAATCTACGGTGATAGATCACTTTTCCGTTATCAAGAACTTCTTGTTTGATTTCAACATATCCGCAATCAGCATATCGGCTATAAAGCAGCCAAGTGTCATTTTGTCTGAATTGAATCTTACGACTCCCTAAATCATTATTCAGAGCAATTGCCGACTTGAATCCAAGTTCTTTTGCAATCTCAGTAGCAGTATAGGTCTTGTTAACGTGCATCAGAATTGCATTTGTTCTTTCAGCCTCTACTCTGGCAGTGCGCTCCTCTTTGAGTTTAGTCAAGAGTTCAATTCCGAAGTCAGGATTGTTTAGTATTTTATCCATTACGTCATCTGTTGCATAAACACCATGTTTTTGGATCGAAGGAAGAATATCTTCATATAACCAATCTTGAAACGTCTCAGCCTTGGACTGACCAGATTGTCCAAGTACACGATTCAAAGCAAAACTCGTTATAAAAGCCTCTCCTGCATTATTCATTTTTCGGACATTCCGATTCAGAATGTCCGAATTCTTTACTCGATATATATGAGATTCTTTGCAGAATTTCAATACATTATTAGTCGCTTTCTCTCCTTGATACTCCAGGATTGAAGCAACATCTTTTGCACTTATTAAAAAGTCACCTTTGAAATCAATTCCTACGTCCTCCCTTGTCAGTATTGTCACTTCATGCTGGTTTTCAAAAACAGCTAAACCATTATTCATGCTTTATCACTCCATTAATTTATTTTGAGACGCAAAATAAGCCCCTGAGTTATCAGAGGCTTTCATACTTATATCTTAAATGGGTTCTGTTACTATAACGCTACGGATTTTAAAGGAAAATATTGTTTGGTGAATATAAGCTACTATAGTTTTCTTGCTTTGACTACAAAAGTTACAGGAAGCATCTTTGCCTTTTTTGCGAATTCACTGTTATCATCCCACGATTGCATAATTTCATCATCAGATTGCTCAATCATTTGCTCAACTACAAATCCCGCTTTTGCCAACGCATTCACATAGGTTGATAGTTTACGGTCCGATAATGCCAGCGTACCTTCACCAAGTGATACTGAATACCAAGATTCATCAAAGTAACATTTTTTAAAAGTAAGCATATTATTTTCTGCAACAACACATTTGTGTATAGGATGAGACCAACTAAAAATAAATACACCGTCTTTTTTCAGATAAGAAGCGATCCGGCAAAAAGTACCCTCAAGGTCGGTGGTCCAGCCTATGGCATAAATTGAATAAACGAAGTCAAAATAATCCTCAGGTATACCACATTCTTCTTCCATGGGAGAACAAATCAATTTTGCTGACAGACCGCACGACGTCAAATGTTGCGTTGTCTTTTCAATTTGTTTTTCTGATATATCTGTACCCCATAGTTCAGATACTTTACATTCTCCCAGATATTGCAAGGAATGACCGCTTCCACAGCCTATTTCCAGCATCTTTTTTCCTGAGACATCGCCAAAAAGTTGGAGTTTTTCTTCTGAGACAAATGCTCCATAGAAAGGGAGTGCAGTTGCTCCTAATATTTCATTTCCTTATGTGTCCCAAAAGACGCTGTTTATTTTATGTATAGAATTCTTGTCCATGTCGACCGAGACGGCGCTACCAACCTCGCCAGCGCCTATAATGTTTGTTCTACAATCAGAATTTTTGCCCATGCCGAATCATCCCCCAGTACAAATAATATAAGACTAAACGTATATCCTTTTGATATTCAGTGTATATTGCAATCAACACCTTTTGTTTAGTATCCACTTTCATGTAACCGCCTTCTAAATTACTAATTCGAAGGAGAGAGCTGTTTTCCTTCCAAAAATCATTCTTTCTTATAAAAGAAAAAGCCCTCCAGCTTAAGAGGGCTTTTGTGTATACAGTATATAATTTGTTTATTACTAGGTTACTACGGATTATTTCTTGCTTGAAAGAGTTTTATCAATCTCTTCAATCTCTTTTTTTGATTTTTCTATAATATTTTCAAGTTGAGTGATTTGATCTTTATATCCTTGAATCTTTTGGTCCCCGATGGACAAAAAGCGTTCATCAGATACTTTTTCTCGGCTTTTTTGTGCAGTTTGGAGGTTTGCTAACTGATCCTCAATTCCTTTTTGTGTGGTAGTAATTGTTTGTTCCAATTCTTTTTTTCTATCCAATAGCTTTTGTTCATACTTGTTGTTGCTGTCATCCGTCGAAGTCGCAACTGGCGCAACATTTTCTTCAGAAGATGTATTTGAGTTAGTAGTAATTTGAATCGTTTTTCCGTCCACCTTTAAACCAGCTCCTAAAGAGTCGGAAACGGCTCGTAAAGGTACATGTGCTTTTCCGTCAACAACAATCGCATTTTCAACGAGCGAATTGCCGTTAACCTTGACAGAATATTCCCCTGCGACCTTCTCCCCGACCAAAGATTTAATTTGATCCGCAAATGCACTACCAGCCGTAGCAACAACTGCACCGATCAACACACCACTAAGTAAATAAGACCATTTTTTCATGAACCGTGCCTCCTATGTAGTATATATGTCCTAATATTACCATCAGTAGAAGGTGCAGTAAACATTATGCTGACGAACTACTTGAGCTTCCTCCAGCTGGTATATTTACCGTAGCTACAGTACGGGCGGCACTGTACAGTTTCAGGTTTCGGCTTGACGGATCGAATGATGCGTTTGTAATCATATCAGTGAATAATTCACTATAAATTTCTGAGATTCGCTTATCAATATCTGATAATTTATCAGACAAACCAGATATACTCTGCATTTTTAAATCAAGTCCGGTCACAGTTGCGTAATTGAAATCAACTTCCCCTTGAAAATACGTAGCATCGTCTACGGACCGAATAATAATAGATGCCATGTTTCCTAAGTGAAAGCCCTCTGAATCCCCATAAACCGATCCCCTTGGGCTACCATTGTCCATAAACAGCAAAGCGCCTCCGTCTCCTGATTGCCCTAAGGAAATAGCTTCCCCGCCAGATGAGTTATAGGCTGTCAATCCGGTAGAGTTGATTTCAATCCTGCGGCCTTCCTTGGCTGTACGGAACAAGGCTCCTGTAATAATACCACCCTCGATCTCATTACCGATTAACTTACTCCCTCGTATTGTACTTGCATTAACTGTACTGGCTTTAATATCTGAAGCATTCATTTCTGAGTTGTCGATCTGACCTGTGAGCTTAATTGATCTAGCTACTACATTGCCCTGCATGTCTACCCTGAACGGCGCAATAGTATAATCGTCGTTTCCGGCACTAATTCCGTTGGTATTGATTTTGGTAACATTATTACCGCTACCAATTACTAAGGATACAAAGTTGCCAAGTTGCCCGACAATCTGCTCAGCTACCACCCCGCGCGCTGTAATAGCCGTTCTTGCCGTTTTGCCCCCATCTGTTGTCAGAACAACACCGTTTGAAGTCATGATAACCTGATTCAGTGCATTGGTCTGATCTTGCAAGACAATGCCGCGCTGATCGTACTTGATTTCCGTTTTGGAATTATCAATATCTATCACAGCCTGCTTGGCAAAAGACTCAAAAACCTCCGTCCGGATCTTACCATTGGAAAACAAATTATTGATAATATTCTTATTCCGTTCCAGGTCACTGATAATGTCCGCATAGTCTCGTAAATTGACATTGGATATCGTAGGTTCACTATGTTTGTCACGGCTATATGGATACTCTGTAAGCTCTGTGATTCGGGCTTTGAGTTTGTTCATATCCATTGCTGGGTCAATACACATTACAGCATCACCCAAATGTGGCTCTGGTTCCGAGTTATCAATTTTAAACAAGTCTGCCGTTGATACTGTTACCTCCAGTGTTACATTCTCCTGTTCAGCAAGAGCCTTCCGTGTAGCCTTCAACAAGTCCTCCGGTTCCTCAATGTCCTGCTCTATAATCTCGCCATCATAAAACGGTACGGAATCACTGGCCCAATATTGAGCGTATGGCGATATTAAATAGTTCACTGCCAGCTTTCCGTTTACAATGGTTCCTGGTACGCCGGACAGCAAGCTTCGTTCTTCTTCTGTTAGCTTCGAAGCATCCATACCTATGAATGTACGTCCATCCTTCATCTGAGCGAACATCCTGGTCACCAAGGATTCGCCTTTATCTTTAAAGGAACTAGAAACGATATTCTTTTTAAGCCGATATTGTAATCCGTTGTCAGTCCCGATCTTTTTTCTTAGATTAATTGTGAAGTTGTCTGGCTCGACTTCACACTCATACATCTGAATGATTTTATTAAGCGCTTCAAGACAAGTACCTCGCCCAAAGTCCTTAACATCGTGCAGATCGAATGTGTCGTGAATAACAAACTTAAACCGTCCGCCTGTAGCAGCCGTAATCAAGTCTGTAAGCTGGTTGATATGGATACCATAAGCTTCAGCAATGTATGAAGCATACGGAAACTTGTAATCGTTTAACTTGAACAGGACGTGATTGCAATAGATATTCGCCGTCAGCTTTCGGCCTTCCCTTGAACGGCTCCGAGACTGAATTACATAAAATTGGCCACGCTCATCTCGAACATGTCCCTTGATTGCTATCTTTTCACGGTAATCATCGCTGGTCATTGGGACCATAAAGGTTAATTCATAGTCGCTGTTGATCCTGCGCCGCCGCTGAATGTCATAAGAGTCCACCAGCGTACCGACACGCCGCATGTTCTTATCAAAGACTTGCATAGTTGGAGTAGGCATAGTCCACCTCTCTTAATATAAGAATTTATCTCGGTGTGTAATACGGAACAAAACCGTCCGGCCTGTCTCTGGGTCTGTCCAGGTCAGGTTGTTGTTTCCGAGATTCAGATCGAAAAAGTCTCCGTTATACAGATGGGAAACATTCTGACCATTTCTCGTTATTTTGAATTTTCCTGAGTCAATGACAATTACCTCTCCTGGCCTGAACACATCTGTAAACTCAATGTAGTCGGTATGGAATTTCGACAGTTCCGCCGATATCCTTCCTTCCCCAGACATGGGTACTGCTTGCATCGGAATTTCTCGAACGTATTCTGCGTTAGTTATGCGTCCCTCGCCAGACATAGGAATGGCTTCCAAGGCATACTCACGGACAAAATCAGCCTGCGCCTGTCCTTCACCGGACAGATTAGCCGCTGCTGTCATGTCCAAAACAAACTCCAAAATGTATTCCGTTACGGTACCCGGTTCGTCCACATTAAAAGACATGAGATTAAACGCATTATCGTTTTCTGCTCCAGCTGTCTCCACCTTCCGTGAATACATTTGTCCTGAACCAGAAAGAGATGCAGAAAGGTCAATAATGTTCCCTTCTACATCCCCTGTATTAAAACCAAGGCTATTAAATCCACCATTAAACATAGCGTCCTCCTAACCGGCTAAGGAAAATTTTCCTTACTGGAAGTCCACGCCTGTTATTTCTTTATACTCTTCCGGGCTGATCTCCCCGAAAGGGTTGTCCTCCGTTTTGACTGCACCCTTCAACTTTTCTGCGGTTACCCAGTTCAATTTAAAAGCAAGGCTCCAGAAATTCATGATTGATTAGCTCCCTTCAAGTCAATAATTTCAAGTTTAGCTGCCGCTAGTTCTGCTCCCATGCTGGCTAAAAGTTGGGTTTGCTGCACGGTCTGAACCTTCATCTCCGCAAGCTGCTGGCCTACAATCTCCGATTCATCCTGAACTTGATCCGTAGGTTTGGTCAACACCGCTATCTCTTCGACAGTAAGGCCTTCTTCCCACCGCAAAGTTTCTAGGTTAAAACGAAATGCCTTATCCTCTGTCACGTATGCACTGAATCCCTCGGGAAAGGGAACGCCAACAATGTATCCGGCTATTACTGGTTCCTGTGGTACGTCCGCAGCGTCCTGCTCGGTTTTCTCAGAATCTTGTTCTGAGTTTTCCGAATAAAAAGGGACGACACCACTAAAGGCATCGTCCACTAGAACCTCATCTACTACTAAGCCGGACGTATCTACTCTACATACTGCTTTAGCCATATGCTTTATTCCTCCTTTATTGTTCAGCCAAGAACGTAATACCGTCGAAGCTTAAAAGACTGTTGCCCCCGTATATAAAGGCGACGATACCATTTGGCCTAACCTCTATCCGAGCTATAACCGGACCGGATTCTGCCCCCGAAATAACGGAAAAGTTCCGATTGAACTTTGGGCGGTAACCCTCTGGAAGCACAAAAATATCATTCCCCACACTTGTCAACCCATTTTTTACCGCTCCGCGTAAATAGACCACACCTGTACTATCCCGATAATAGCTGACATCTAATGTAGCTCCAGACGAAAGCGTGTATTTAACCCATCCGTTCCTCAGTCCAGCCGGAGAAATCCATGCCGGGCTATCCTTCTCTGCCTTCTTATTTTCCAGTACTGACACACGTGTCGTGTTCTGCTGTACGGTGTCTACCAAGTCCAACAGCAGCGATTTTTCGTTGGCTGCATACGAGCCTGTGAACGGGACAACAGGCGAAGTTATAAAGGCTAGGTACGATACGGTATAAGCGGCGTTAGCATCATAGGCTGCGCCTGGTAACTGTGCCATAGCACCAGCAGGGGTTGTAGTGTTAGGGTACAGTATCCAATTGTCACGCTGCGAATTTCGGTAAATGCCAATTAATCTATCAATGCGATATGCCGTTAGCGATGCTTGATACTCACCCGGGCTACCATTGTTGAGGTTCCAGCGCTTCGTATCTGCCTCTTGGTAGAGTTTGGCCTTTTCACGAATCACTAACCCTGTGCCTACTTCAACCTGATTATCACCCTCAGTAAAGGTTATCTGTCCTTCTGAAATGATAGGCTCCACGGTAGGCGTTGCAAGTTGATATACGAGTTGATACGGCGTGTACCCTGCATATGATTGTTGCGGTACGGATTGCGTGAAGTTAGGTGCGCCCACACGCTGAACCCAATACTTAGTGCCTGTACCATTCCACGTAGCTGCTGTCGCTGCCTGCGCTTGCGCTGGCGTTATGGTATTAGCATCGTACGCCTTGTATCCGTAGAAGTAGGCTTTGATGTCATCTTGCGATGGTCCGTAACTGTCTGCCCACCCACTGTCTGCAACTGGAATACCAAAATAAATTTCTCCGGCTGCCGTAACAGCATTCGAGTCAGGTGTATTTCCTGTACTACCTTGCGGCAATATCTTACCGTCAAACTTTGTACCAATGCCGCTACCCGCTATCGCTCCAGTCGCCAGACCTGGCACTTTCACTTGCCTGTTTCCGTTTGTAGCGCCCGCCTCGCCTTGTACCCATGCTCTACTACCATCAAGCGTTAGCCCCTGCCATCGTTTGGACTTGAAGTATTGTCCGTCACGCTCAAACACTGTATCTGCATTAGCTCCTGTAACTGGATCGGCGTACAGATCCGTTTGCAATGCCAACATAGAATCCTCGCGCGGTTTGAATGGCTTGGCTGTGCTGCCGATGTTAATAGAAACATCACGGAATACAGCCGTACCTGTTGTGGCGATATCAAGCCCTACGACAACTCTTAAATATGATGTGTTGGCTGGCGTTGTAAAGGTCTTAACCATCGTTTTTGTCCCGTTGGATGTGACGAACGGTCCAGTTGTTAAGTCTGCCAACACTTCACCATTCTTCCCAATAGCTTGCAGGTTCCAGTACGCCCCCGCTCCAACGGTCCCACCTATGTTAGACACATCAACCGTGACCGATAATGTATAGTCTGTCGCTGGTACCGCATTGACGTTATACGCCTGTGTATTAAACCCTGATAGCCCCGCCGATTTATCTAGCCTTACCTGATTAGGACCTGTAATCGTTGCTGTGCCTGCCTGTGTAGTGGCAGACCACTCATAAAAACTCGGCAACAAATTTTCTCCATACCGAATTACATAAGGGTTACGGACACCGAATATCCCCTTCTGTCCCCCATAGTCGATAACCATTTGTCCTTTCAAACCAGTTAGACTAAATGCGGCCTGACGCTCAGCTTTAACAATCTGTACACCCGGTTGTAAAGTAACTGTTTTACGGACTTCTATACTGGATTCTTCGTACAGAGCTTGAATGTTATTTATCGCAGCTCTCCAATCTGCCGCCGTAAAATTACGGGCAACCCGCGTGCCAGCAGGCCAGGCCCTCGCCACACCCTCAAATCCACGTACACACCCTTTAAGGACGTTATCCTCTACAGTTGTATACGTAATCGTTTCCGCTACATCCCCGTTGCCCAAAACAGCAATACCCTCCCCCTGAAGCAGCACAGACGCATTAGCCACGGTAATTTCTGTTTGCGTGTCTGTGATCAATTCCACAAGCTCAGTTTTTGGGCTATTTACAACTGGTGGATACATTTTTTCCAAGTTCCTCACCCCTCGTTAACTTTAAGTTGTCCGGCTAAAAACCGCAGCGTATCATTTGTTTCCGCTGTGCGCGGCGTGGTGATAGCCCCATAATAGATCAGGTTGCCACCTGTTGCAGCGTCCCTTATGCCGACATGAGTGATTAACCCCCATTTGGCCGACGCAATGGGAAAAACCACGTCGGATATGCTGGCTACAACTGCCCACCGATCCGCTATAACTGGTTCAGAAAACGTCACAGCACGGCGCGCATAGCCCCCTCCGCTTACCTCCTGTCCTGTGTCTGCATCTGTTGGGCTACTGGTGTACAAGGCGATGTATAGCGTCTGAGGGGATGCAAAGTTAATCCCGCGCAAGGCTGCATTAATACAGGCTGTTTTCCACCAGTTGCTTTTGCTCAAAATTATGTCTGCCAATATAAAGACCTCCTATTCTACTTGATACTCATTTGCTATACGAAAATTCCGTATGTCGTTGTTTCCTATGTTGGTAAGTACTATTACAGGACTCGCCCGTTCATCTCCTGTAGAAATAACTGACACTGTTTGTGGAGACTGTGTGATAATTACCTCTTTTATGTTCTCCTCCGACTCTGGAAACGGATGCTCACCCATCTTAATCGGGATAGTCAGCTCTCCATCCCAAAGTATTTTTTCAATGTCCAAGGTTCCTGCGTACCGTCCTATATACCTTCTTCCCGGCAAATCAGAAAATGTGAATACGATATCCCCTTTTTTGGCATTAAAAAGAGCCGCCACTTGGGCGACTCTCCTATGGTAATCAAGGGTTGTATCATCTGCCATGATGACGCATTCGAGATTGATTAACCGTGCTCCATAAGTGCTGCCAAAATCCAACTCTCCATCCCTCTCAGCTATCTCAAGGCTATGGTCTTTTGTCGGCGGTAACACAGGTATATTGTGAGTTTTAAGCCCTAATCCAATGGATTTAAAGGACTTACCATCGACAGTAGCATCAATCATTTAGGATTTACCTCCCCTCGCTTGCAACCTCCGCACCAGGTTATCTCGTTCGGTCCAGAAAACCTTTGCTGCCGATTCGTCTTCAATATAAGTATCGCCAGTTTTTATTACGAACTGGTTGCTGATTTGCTGCGGATTTGAACCGCCCGAAGCCATTGGCATAGAGAAGTCTGGCATGGAGAAATTAAGCGCTGGCATTTTGAAATTGATAATTTTGAACAAGTTGCTTTGCTGTTGATCATTTAGATACATTTCTCCAGCCCGAGCTATTACTGGAACCTCTGCACCTCGGTCCCCTTCGACAACGCCACCTGAATGGAATTTTTGAAGCTTTCCTGTATCCTTTTTAATGCCATACTTATTCCGCAGAGCAGCATTTTCCTCATGCAGTTTTGCTTTGTCGGCGGTGCCTGCCGAGTACCATTTATCTATGTTGGAATTGTATCGTGCCAGATCGCTGTCCTTTTCAGAGATTGAGGAACCTGTATCCAAAGAAGCAGACAACGAGGTTGCATTAATCTCGGCCATCTTCATCTGATAGTCAGCGATAAACTGATCTAATTGTCGCAAAATTTCCGCGTTCTTCTCAGATTCCTTACTGATTTGCGTGTTTTTTAGATCTTCGGCCTTGGATTCAACACCATCTGAATACTCATCATATCTCTCGGCTAGCTGATCATAATGCTGCTTGGCAGCTTCAATCTGGTCATTGTAATCCTTTTCTCGCTCAGTCTTCTCATCTTGAAGCTTTTTCTTTTGATCCTCCAAGCCACGCTTCGCCAGCGCCCGGTTATGTTCCCGTTGCATATCCTCAATGTCTTTTTCAGTCTGCTTACGTTCGGCAATGCCTTCAGGACCGACAGCAGATTGTAACAGGGCAAGACGAGCTTGCTTCTCCGCCATAGCACGATCATAATCCTCGTCTTCATTAGCTGTCTGCATTTTGGCAAGCAAGTCGTCTATGGCCTTAATTTTAGCGTCCTGAGCCTCGATAAAAGCATCCCGTTCTGCCTCGATACGCTTTACTTCCTCATCCCGAGTCTTTTCAAGCGCTTCCTTTTCCTTCTTGGCAGCTTCAGCAGTAGCCTTCCTCTGGTCCTCCAATAGTTGCTTCTTCAAATCATGGACCTGTACATCAATCTCTATCCGCTGTTCTGATCCTTCTTTATAAAGAGCCTGCATTTTTGTCCATAAATTGAGCTGATCGGAAACAGATACGGCTTCCATACTCTTTTGGTAATTGATTCTTTTTTGGAAGTCGGATAGGAACTCATCTTCCAGAGCTTTACGTTTCTCATAAATCTTCTGTTGCAATTCAAAACTTTGTTCGGCGGTACGATCCTTTGCTTTACTCATACGCATATAAGCGTCATATTCCATTTTGAGGATATCAATTTGGGTTTGCCCTGCCATTTCCATTTTGGAAGTTTCTTTATCAATCCATTTTTCCGAGTTTTGGTATCGAAGCTCGTTATACTTCACGGTCAGATCATAAATTTGCTTTTGGATTTCACGCCTATTTGCTGGTAGCAAGTAAGATTTAGATTGTTCCTTCTTGTAAAAATCCAGGCTGGTTTTAACCATCTCGATTTCCTGTTTATTGGCCTGCCGCATGCGCTCGGTTCTTCGTTCAAGATTCTCGACATCTTCCTGAAATCTGGAATCATTCAGTTTATGAACATCTCGACTCCATTGCTTCATTGCGTCCTTATCTTCCGATAGGTACTGCTTATGTCGCTGAGCCAATCGTTTGTATCCAGCAATTTGCTGGTCTACAGACCATTCATTTCGTTCAGCGATGTACTTAAAATTATCAAGTTCGTTATCATAACTATCTTTTCGTGCCGCAGATGCGTCCTTAGCTGCTTTTTTAGCTGCACGTTCCGCATCGCTCTTTCCTTTTTTGCCCCCGCTTCCCTTCGATTTTTTTGAACCAGAAGAACTCACACCAAATTTAGGATCATTATATAGCTTGGTTAAAGCATTAATCTGAGTGTCATACTGTTTCATATCTTTCTCGTATCCGCTATATATCTCGCCTATATCTTTTTTGCTTTGCTCCATGTTTTTCTTATCTTGGTTTAACTGGTTCTGAAAAGGAGTACTTAGGAAAGATTTTACTCCAGTCATATTGTTTAGTTCTTTTTGTTTATTAAAAACGTCTAGTGAACTTTGAGCCATAACTCCATTCAATCTAGCTTTTAACTCAGCAAGACTTTTAATCGCTCCAGCCTCTTTGATGTAAACTGCGATACGATCATCAGACTCAAGTTTTGTACTTAAACTGGACGCTTTTTCAGACTTTAGATCATCTATAGCCTTTTGTATTTTAGCTTTACGAACAACTTCGAGTGCATTCTTTTCGAAAGCCCATCCCTCAGATGTTTTGTAAATCTCCGAAGCTAATTGAGGGTATTTGATGATTAACTCTGCCGCAGCTTCGGCGTTCATGGACTGTTTATTGGCAAGATCATTTAAAACAGTGTTCATCTCAGAAATAGCCTTGCCGTTACCCTGAATCTGCTCTCTTAAATCGGCAAGAGCTTCCTCCTGTGATTTAACGCTTTCGGTTGCTGTTCCAGCTTTCCCAGCAAATTGGTCAGTTTCAATAGTTGCTTGGCCTAAAGCTACTCCTACTTCTGTTACAGATAAAGTGAGTTTGTTATTCTCTTGTTCTAACGTTTTTATTTTTTCTTCTAACTTCGCAGCATCTTCCTTAAATTCGCCTGTCCCTAAAAAATTTCCAATTGGATTAGCAATGATCTTTTTTACTCGTTCCAGTTCTTTTGTAGCTTCTGTGATTTCATTTATTTTTTGTTTTTGTTGTTCGATTAATTGCGCTTGCTGATCTTTCAATACATTTTTCCGGGCTTCATTCTGCTTCTCGATGAGTTTGTTCAAGGCATCAACTTGCACCTGCACAGCTTCATCGGTATAACCAGCAGCTTCAAGTTGTTTGGCTCCCTCTTTTCCAAGAGTGATGACCAGCGCTTTAGAAACCTCTTCGAGTTGTTTTTTTACTTTTGTTTCCTTTTCTACTGAACCACTGCTTTGTTTTAACGACTGTTCAAGAGAACGATGTGCATTAGCCAATTTCGGTAACAATTCTATCTGTCGTTGGTACTGGCTAACCATTTGTTGTGATGCTGATTCCTGATCCTTTAAGTTTTGAATCCGATCCCTCGCAGCCTTTTCTTCCTTACCACTATTCATCGCTACAAGCGCTATTGCGCCAACAAGTAAGCTCAATCCTGCTGTAGCGGCTGCTGTTGTGACGGTTGCCGTTGCTTGGGCGACAGACAATGATTTCGTAGCAACTGTAGCTCCCTCGGTTGCTACCGTTAAAGCTCCTTGTGCTACTGTAGCTCCTTCGGTAGCGGCAACTCTCTGAACTGTTGAAAGAGTTGCTCCTTGTGAGGAAACAATATTAACGTTGTTAGCTATCGTATTAGCGCCGATAGCAGCGGTTTCCGCTGCCTTCGCTGTGGTTAACACTTTCACAGCAGCAATTACATTCATGATCGGACCGCTTAGAGCTTTATAAGCAAGCAGTAGCCCACCGATAGCAGCCGTTCCCTCAAACACGCCAGAAGGTACTTTTGTAAGCCCGATCAGCAATTGGTCAATAGTGTCCAGTACATTCTTGATCATGCGCCGTAGTCCATCATCACCAGCGTTATTGAATATTTCCAGTAAAGAAGCCTTAGTTTGCGCCGCTTTACGCTGAATGGTATCCATCTGGACTTTAAGATACTCCATTGTGGAGCCTGTAGATCCGATGGATGCTGCTGTACCGAGCAAAATGTCCCCAGCATTCAGAGAAGCGGCTAATTTAGCGTATTGGTACACACCGCGCGAGATATCTGCATAGGACTTTGTGAGGTCATAATTCTTGTCAATCACTTTCGTCGACAAGTCCAACAAAATATCTTCGGCTTTTCTCCATTGCTCTGTGCCATTTACAACTTCTTTTGTTTGAACGCCTAATCTTTCAATCTCTGCAACCGCTTTATTTGTGCGGATCGTACCCAGTACCGTCTTCCACATGTTGCCCAGGTTCTCTCCGCTCAGTGCCGTATTACGTACACCGGCTGAAATAAGACCATTCATGAAGTCAAAACTTACGCCTGTTTCGGCGGCGATCTTACCTGTACGCTCGAAGGCTGCTCCCAGGTCCCTAGCCGGTGCCATGGTATCATGGGCAACCTTTGACCAAGAATCCAAAACACGTCCACCAAGTACCATGGCATCATTGCTGTCCTTAATCTGTACACCGTACTGAGCAAAGGTAGACTCCATAGATTTCGTAGCGTCTTCCAAGGATACAAGGTCAACGGTGCTGAGCATTGTGGATTTACGCACCATTTCCTGAACAACGCCTGCATCCTTATACATCCGACCCCAAAGTCGAGCCGATTCGGTAACGTCCATGATTTCAGATCCAAGATCATGAGCCGTCCGGATAAACTTGGTTGTCTCGTCGTGCAGCTTCTCGGTGTTCATAACCATTTCCTTGGTGCCTTCGTTGTACTCAAGGAAATAATGTTCATTCGTTTGCACGTAGCCTGCCATATTGGATTCAATTCCGACTAATCCCTGTTCAAGGGCTTCCTGTGTTTTATGCATAGCTGCATACGCTGTATTAAATACCAGGGCATGTGTAGCCATATCTCCTACTCGGCTAATCCAGTTAGGAGTTGTATTAAAAGTCTGCTTCATTTGCGCTTCGGTTTGGCTCAAAGAGCGCCGGATCTTCTGTTCTTCCTGAATGACTTTCTCACGGACTTGTGCCTCTTTTTGCTCCCTGGCACGTAATGCATTCACCCAAAACTTTTCGTAGTCCTGTGCGTTCTTACGTGCCTGCTGTGCTTCTTTCTCTGCCAGTTGAGATATCTTCATCCGTATGGACTGTTCTTCCATTAAGACACGTTCACGCGTCCTGTCGTCAGTCCCAGCCCCTGAAACCTTTGCCGATCTCTGACCCGTCAATGAAGCTTTATTCTGCAAAGCCTCCATACGCTTCAGGTGTTCACGTTCCTGCTGCTCTATCGCGTCTTCGCGCTTTTTGACAATGGCTTGTTGCGCCCTAAGCTTCTCATCAGTGATTTTATTAACCTGATCTAATTGATTCTTTCGGGCTGTATTCAATTCGGCTTGCGCGGTTCGCTGTTTAACAAGAGCTTCGGATTCAGCAAGGATCTTCTTTCTTCTATCTTCTGCGCTCAAAGCGAACTTATCTGCGCTGCTGGCTAAAGATTTAAAATTCTTCTCGCTAAGCCCCAGTTCGGAATTTAGAACTTTAAAGGATTCTGCATTCGCCCTTGCCCCGTTATCTATAGCCTTGAAAGCAGGCAAAATCTTGGTTGTATCCAAGCTTATCCGCGCGCCCACTACATCTTTACTCAAATCTGCCACTTTGCTCACCTCTCATATGGTTCAGGAAACTTTTCCTGCCCTGAATACAGAAAAAGAGGCATCCTGCATAATTGCGGATGCCTCTTAAAACAATGATATTTTACTTGGCGAAGAAACCAAGATCAGATAACGTCTTGACCTTCTTTGGCTTTTTGTTTTCCACATTGCCACCGTGAAGAATAATTTCAAATTCCCGGTTTCTGTTCTTGGCTTTCATGAGCGCTCTAATCTTTGGTATGGTCATATTAGGCCATTCTGAATCAGAAATACCATTACTCACGCATAAAGCCCAAAGTTCTATCCAGTCCGTTTCCTGATCATCCTCAGGAATCTCTTGGTCTTCTTCGTCGTCAGGCTCATAATCTTCATCAGGCGGAAACGACTCCTTATAGAAATCGTTCCAAGAGTCCGTCCAACTTCTTAATGCCCTCTTCGTCTACTTTCTCGTATTCTTCCTCCGCCAGTCCTTCTACCAACACAAGATTAAAGGCTTCCTTATGCAATGCCTCAACTTTAGGCCAATCGACCTCGGCCCGTTCTTTTGTAGCTTCCCATTTCTCACGACCGATTGAAAAAGAAAATTTATATTCATTTCCGCTCATGAGTTGTCGTACTTGACGGATCAAAGCGATAGTTCCGATTTTTACATGCTTTACAATTCCTTCACCAAGCGTGATTTCATCTCCGATATTAAGCGTTTTATCCAACTGTTTGTCTGTACTCATTAAATTTCCTCCTCAATGTATGTAACCCCCCTACCTTTAGCGGTAGAGGGCTATGTTTTTTTATTTAGATACCAAAGATCAATTCAGCAGCATATCCTTCTGGATTATCAGGGGTGATGTCCGGTTCCATGATTTCCAACGCCAATGAGTTACTAGTTGGTTTTTTACGTTCTTGAGATACGTCCAATGTACCTCCGCCTAGCGCTTTCCAAATTGTCAATTGGCAAGGTACCTCCCCGCCATTTCGGTCATCAGTCAATGAGAAACGGTGAACAAATTTAAACGGCTTCGGACGGCGCTTACCACTCAATCCGCTTCGTGTGCCATTCTCTTTTGTCCATTTAAATGTAATAATAATCAACTTGTTGTCATTCGCTGTGTCGGATGTGATCTTACCGTCGGCAGAAATAACGTACTGCTCTGCTGTTGGTGTGGTTGCCACACGCGTTAGTTCCGTAAGTTTTCCTGTATCTGTATCTTTCAAGTAAACTTTTTCGCTAAGGGAAACTAAAGTCCCGCCGAATTTCGAAAGAGCTTTGATCTTATAACCGTTCGTTACATCTAAGAATCCTTGCTCTGTCTCATCAAACGTAACTGCTCCCTTTTCTGACTCTGCGCCCTGAGACAATTCAGCCAAAATATCTGAGTAACGGGGAATTTCGATACTGGCTTTGTCAGCCAGATCCTTCGCTGTGTAGTGGAATGCATAGCCACTATCTCCACCCATGACTTTGTCCCAATCAAATTGGAGTTGAAGCGTTACCTTTGTGATTTTGTCATCCAAAAATTTAAGTTTTCCTCCCGGCTCGTACACCTGGATAGTGCCTACTCCATCAAAAACTAATGGTTCCATGATTCATCCTCCTCATTTGTGAAAACAAAAAATAACCAGCCAGATTATTTGACCAGTTCCCATAAGCGGTTATCTATTTCGTTGATGCGCCGATATTCATCGGTGTCGCTGTAACCCTGAATCTGCTCCAAGTTACCCATGATGCCCAGTTTTTTAGCAAGGTTGACCTTCTCCGAAATTAGTTTGTCCAACTCTGGCAATGGTTTTTCGATATTAACCTGCGCTACCGCTGGTTGTTGAGCTACTTCATCAGCCATTATTCTCACCTCAATTCATTCTCAAGTAATCAACATCAAAAATTGCCTTATAGCCCTTTGCACCCTGTATGCCTGTTGCAAAATCAGAGTCATAAGCCAGCACACAAAGATAAGACATAAATTCCTGTGCAAACAACCTTTTCTCGTGCAAAGTTTTGAATGCTCTTTCGAATAGAAGCTTTGCTTCATATGCCGTCTTACCATAAAAGTCGATACAGAACTTACCTTCGAATACCAATGGATTAGCTGCGTATCGTCCCGGCATAACGTATTGACAAATATGTGGAACGGTATCCTTGCTGACTGTTATCTCAGGTTCCATGCCTTTCGTAAATCGCTTCACGACCTCGGCAGATGGCGAAGAAGGAGTAAGCTTCAGCATGGACATAAGCTCTGTATCTGCCTTCAAAGCACTCTGAACAGCGTCAATTAACTGTAAGCTCACTCCTTAACCTCCTTGAAGTATCTGTGATACGGAAACTCAGTTATGACATGGCTAATACCGTCCAAGATACGCTTGCGGTTGGATTGGATTGCAATACGCAGGAAGTAGGTCGGCGGTGTAGCTTTGAATGACGCATCAATATCGCCGCGTTCCGCCAACTCCTCTAAATCCACTCCAGCATAGCCCCCGCCTGATTCCTTCACGGTGCCGTCAATTGCCAGGTACTTTCCACGGGAACGACCTACAATAATACGATCACCTTTGGACCTCAGACGGTTCCACGCTTCGCTGTTCATGTAGGTTATAAGACCAGGGTTTTGACTACTGTCTGCCATCTTGGAGCCTTTGCCAAACTGTTCAAGCCATGCTTGCCAATAATCCGCGGTGATATCTCCTGAAATCATTTGATTAGCAAGCACGAACATGTGCATCTCTAAATGATCCCGTACTGCTGGATAATACCGAATACCGCTTTTAGCTGCCAGCATGACCAGTTTCGTTAGTCCAGTGATTTCTACAACCAACTTATTCTCCAAATCCTTGGTTGCCCGAGCCGCATCATAGCCCGTAATCATATCCGGTCCTCAGATAGTTGCACATGCAGCAGATTTGGATACTTAATCCTATCAACTACATCTACCTGGTATGTCTTCCCGCCCATTACGATTCGGTCAGGAATGGAAGTACTTGTCTCCTCTGGCCTCTTTACATCAACAATCGTTTGCATCTGCAAAACAAAAACGGTACTCGGTAGTAATCCCGGTTCCTGCTGCCGCAGTTGTGCTGTGACGTACTGTGCGAAGCAAACAACATTAGCAGCGACCGATGTAAATTCAGCATCGCCCACCGGATTATCGTTTGCATCGTATGCTTGCTGGTATCTCTGAACCTCGATTAAAGCGTTCGTTTTAATCAGAGAGCAGTACTTGTCCTTCTCAGTTGTTGTACGTAGAGTCTGTACCAAATACGACGATTCGTTCTGAACTATATCTCCCGGCTTTACAAATGATTTCGAAGAAAACAAACCATTATACATATACTCTTTTCCGATAACCGTTGTGGCTTTCGTTTCCCTAGACAGTATAACGACATCGGGCTCACCACTGACAGTACAAGGTGAATGCCTATGAGCGAAGTCTTTAAACATCAGTGACACCGCCTTTCTCTCGCCCGGGTCGGCCCAGCTACACTGAGTACCGGAACATCTGTCCCATGCTGTACTGTTGATATGGACTCGATAAACTCAAAGGCTTCATCAACAAGCTGAACAGCGTACTTTTTCCAATCAACAATCTGATTTTCAAAAAAGAAGTCAAAGTCCTTTTTAGACTTCTTGATTCTCGCTGTCATAGAAGGGGCCAGTATGGCAGCAACCATACAAACGGCTGCTGCATACACATAAGTTTGATCATCACCAGTTAACTCAGCAAAATTAGGAACGGCTTTTACAATCCTCGATTCTCCAATGGGTAAAACAGAAAGAGCGTCTATGTCAGCATCGGATATTACATCCTCACCAACTCCTAAACGCCCTCTAATTTCCTCATGATATGTTTCAGTAATGAGTATCTTATTTGCCATCTGCTGCACCGCCAGCAGCACTGATAGCCTGTTTCAATTCTTCAATACTCATTTTGGTGTATCCAGGTATTTTCAATTCCTTAGCTGAGGCTTTCAATTCTTTCAATTCACCGTCGGACTGAAGAATATCAATTTGCTCAAGTAATTCAGCTTCTCGCGCTTTGGACTGTTCTAATTCAGCCTGAAGTTGCAACTCTCGTTCTGAAGGTGAACCGTCGACAGCCCCGTTACCATCTACAATTTCCGCAAGCAATTGTCCGGTTGCCGCATTGCGAATTTTTTTCTTTGCGATATCTACAAGACCGTCAGGGGCATCTGTTACGATGTCCCCGGCATTGTATTGCCCAACAGCATCAACTAATACTTTTACAGTTGTCATAAATTGAGTTCTCCCCCTTACGCCACTGTAGCGAAGATATGCCAGTTGACGTATTTCAGTCGCGGCAGAACAGTAGCACCGTTAATCACTTGCCATTGATCGGGGTCACCTTGAATTAGCTTGGTGAGAGCAAACTTCCCTGTATGGCCCGTGAAAATGTCTTCATAGTTATTCGGGCTTGTAACAAGATCCATAATGGAGCCTGTCATGCCTTGACCGATGATAATTACGGCATTGTCAGGAATGAAAGGATAGAACGTTCCGGTATCGTCAATGTAGCCACCATCGTACACTTCGTACTGAAGGCCACTCAAGTTTTGGCTGACAATTTCAGAAAGTGAGCCATCCGTTACAACATCCTTGCCATATGTGTATCTGATCAATTCGCGAATTTTCTCATTTTGCTTCATGTAGCTGTCTACCTTTTTATTTGCCAGAATCTTAACTCCTCTTGCACCACTTCCCCGGAATAGAAGGAGCCACTCATCCAAGTTTTTCAGCGGATCAGCGGTTGCCGTATTGCTCCAGAGCACATCTGCCGTTGGCTTGTTAGTGGCAGGGACGCCGTAATCAATCGTTCTGGCAGGTTTGTTTGCAGTTGCTGGAACGATAAGATTGCCGGTCAGGGACTGCCAACGCATCCACTCAAAACGTGTCTCAAGCCTCATGTTCAAGTTGACCAATTGATCCACCATATACTCCTCTGCCCACTGTTGCTGCAAGTTATTACCTGGCTTTCTCAAAGTGGCAATCTTTTCACGATCAATAATGGACTTTTCTCTCCATTCTTGGTTCGTAAAATTCATATGTTTCACCACAGGAGACGTATGAATTGGTGAAGGATCATTCAGCCCGGTAGCAGGTGTCATCCCCGTGTCATCATAAGTAATGTCATATTCGATGGTGAGTCCAAGTTCAGGTTTGAAGTCAGCGCCATTTGTCAGTAGTTGAGCCCCGCGAAAACTGTTAATATCCGTCCGAATGTTCTGAACGACTTCCGTAAGGAAATATGGATCAAGTACGTTTGCCATTTATGTTTATCCCCCTTATACAAAGTAGCAAAGCTTCAGCGCTGTCTTAGCCGCTGCATCAATGCCTGTCAATTTAGATTCATGGAAAATGCCAGCGATCCACGCCGAAGCGCCAACATCTGAGATTGTTGTATCATGGTCGTTATCCAAAATGCACAAGGCTACTTCGGAACCATTGGTTGCCGATGCGCTATACGCCACCGCTTTATCCTTATCCGCCCCAGCCGCTGTTATTTTGCCGATAACTGTCCCTTTTTTCAGGATTCCTTGTCCTTGTTTCAGCAAAATACCTCCGGGAAGCTTTGCCTGAAGATCGGTAGATGCAAGAACCTCTGTAAACTCTTGAGTAATAACCTGACCGGGACCAGGAGCGCCATTATACTGAGATTGCATCATAATTATTTATCCTCCTTCAACAGATTACCCCTGCCTGTATTCTTAAGTGCCGCCCGAGCTTCTTCACGAGCTAATACTTTAAGTTGTTCTGGCGTTTTCTCGCCACCATCATTTTGTGAGTTAGTTGGTGGTGTTCCATTCAGTGCTCCCTCAGGAAGGTTTACATCGTCACCTTGTGTATGGCGACCACCGCCACCCAAAGCAGCTTGTGCCTGCGCCTCATACGTTGCGCCGATCTTTTCAATTTCAGATACTGGCAGATGAGATAATGCCGTTTTCATGGCTTCTACATTAAAAGCTTCACCAAGAGCACGGACACCAGCTCCACATGCTTGTTCAGTAACTTTGATCTTGTATGTCACTCCATCAGCAGCCTGAGCGCTCAACGATGTGAGTTTGCTCAAGATGTCAGTATCGTTTTCCACACTTAGCGCTGCCCGGATTTGTCCAAGTACATTATTAGCCGCTGCCAACGCAGTTGCTTGGGTTTGCGCTGCTACTAAAGCAGCTTTTTGTTCTTCGTTCATAGTGTCATCTCCTTGGGCCAATGTCTCGGCCTGTTCTTTTGTTTGATGCTGTTTAGATACAAAAGCAGACATGCCACCTTTGTTGCTAAAAAAATAAAAGATGCGTCCATCGCCATCAAGCGACTTCGCATCTAAAGGTAACGGTTCGTATTCAGTTTGTTTCGGCTGTTCAGATTCACCATGTTGTTTCATTGAGAGAGATTCACGTGTAATTCCAGCTCCTTCGTAACCTCCATCAAACACGATAGAGTTCTCCATGATGTATCCGTCATCAGCTAGAACAAGACATTCTTTGTCGTCATACATTTGTCCACGGATGTGAGAGCATGCTGAAGGTCCGTAGTAGTCACCCCCACAAATACCACAAATATGTTTCGTTGTTACAAATCCTGCCGAGGTGTCAAATATAGTTCCTGAATCAATACCGGTAGCCAGTTGATCCGTTGAGATTCCATTGGCCTCTAACCCTTTTGCCATATAATGATCACCGTAGAGTTCCAGTTCCCCTCCCTCTTCGATAATTCGACTGTCAAAAGTTCTGCCATATGGGAAAGATAAGGCTTCCCACTTCTGCCACGGATGGTCAACCAGCAAGGCGACTCCTTCTTTAACCTGATCTGCCATTTTGCGTAGAAAGTTTGGGGTAATTTTCATTTTGTACTTATCAATACGCTTGGTTCCTATGATTCTTGCTTGAAACACATGAGTTTGTTCATCGGTTAAAGGGACCAATGCTTTTTGATTGATTTTCGCCAATTGTTCGGGTGTAGGTTTAGCCATTTTTTTATTCACCTCCCTCCGATGGAGTATTTTCTTCATTCGAATCAGATTCATGCTTCTTTACAAGCAAAGGAAGTAATTCAGCAGGTATTTTGGCATTAATACCAAGTGTCCAACGTATTTCCTCAGCAGCTTCCAACGGTGTGATGTAGAAATTCTTCTCCGCTGTGATGTAGTTGTCGATCTTTGAACGTCGGTCACGTTCAATCTCATTTTCTGAGCGTAGATCAATAGGGAGATAGTCAGCTTCAACTTTTGTTTGAGTCCCCTTTACTCTTGCAGACAACGAAAAAGACCGCTGCCAGAAACGTTTGGTTACGCTCCGCGCGGACTCTACATTTTTGATATATATTTGAGTGTCAATCGAACTGTATGTTTCGGTTGATCCTTGATGCCTGGAAAGGATGGTGAGCAGCGTCTTGAGTGAAGTCGCCATTTGGGTATCAATAATGTCGATGAGCTTTTTAATATCAATCATCGGCCCTGAATTACCGCCTTTGAGATATTCGACTTTTACACTATCCCAGTGGACAAGGGCATCGTCTGGATTGAGTGAGTTGAAATGGTTTATCATCTCTTCCATTCGCTCTTTAAGCCATTTCTGTTGACCATCGGGATTACTTTTCAAGTTGTTTGGCATGTTCTTCAGCATGATTTCTTCCAGCATAGAGATATCAAGCCTTGGATAGCCTTGGTTATGCACTACTGCTTTCAGGTCAGCCAACACTTGAAGATGAAAGAACACTACTTGCAACACTGGAAGCATGGGCGTTCGTCCATAAGGATCATCGACCATCGGATCGAACTCTTCATAGATGAACGTTGGTGTGTCAATCTTCTTGTAATTACCGAACCACTCCTCATTCGCGTTCCTTCGCGGGTTCTTCACGTATTGCCACGGTGTAAGGCGATTAGTCTCCGGCTCCCTACGAAACCAAATTAAAGCCGGATCAACTGGAACAATATCAATCACATCATTGCACTGTTCATTCAAGACTACCTCTCCAGCACACGCACCACGGACCATAATCATCATCCGCTGGATCGTGTCCAGTTTATCTAATGAGCGTCCGTGCTGGTATCCCGGCGAAGGTAGCGGTGTGTTTAGCATAGCTTTGAGTTCGTCCAGTACCCGTTGTCCACCCTTATCTGCATTCCCGTTTGGCTTCTTAGCTGTAAATGTTAATTCGGTATCTCCCATACGTAAGTATGTGTATAGGGCATAGGAAACGTCTGGATGGACAGATATCAATAGCTCAAGTAATTCCTCTGCGGTGTAACTCTGTAGTTTAGTAAGGTCAATATTGTGGACCTGTTGATACTTTTTAGGCAACCAATTAAATATCCCCCACGGGTTGGAGTTCTTGGGAACTGTCGTTCTGCCTATACCCATCATCTGCCGCTTTACCGTTGCCGGAAGAACTGCATTCGCAAATGAATATATGGCTTTATGATACCATTTCAAGATTTCACCGCCTTTCTTGGCAAACTTCTATGAATACAGGATAACACCTGTTTTATTCGGATTTACTACTGATTTTCGACCACTTAAACATCTTCTTTCAATCCCGCAATAAAAAAGAAGGTAGGAAAAGTTTCCTGACCTTCTTAATGTTCATATTTCTATGTCTGAATAATATCATTGGTTTCATTCGGTGTTACTACGGTTTTTAGCTAACATCCAAGTTTAAAATTAGACTCTTTTTAGTTAAGTGTTTTCTTCCAGAACCATCATCTACACCAGCATCTAGATGTACTTTTCCGTTATATCCGTTAGTAAACAATGTCTCTTTTAACTCATTCAATCCAATCCAAATAGTACAACTACTGCCTGCTTCAAGTTTATGTGGATAACTAACATTAGATTGTGGTCGAGGAAAAACTAGTGTTTTATTATCTGGAAGAATCAGATAAGGTATGTTTATTACAACGTGTTGGTATCCGGGATTGGAGACTGTAACAATTACCGCGGCATCGCTTAACCCATTATAGGTATCAAGAAAACCGTAAGAAAATGCGAGGCTAACTTTTCTCGATTTTTCATTTTTATTCACAATAAATGTAACTGTAGACATAAAGGCGGCATATATTGCAACTACGGCAGTAACTATTTGTGTCCATGGAATACTATTTTCCAAGTATATCTACCTCCCTACTTTCTTCTACCGTTACTTGTCCCAGAATTCAAAGCTACTACAGCAATCAAAGCTATGATTGCGAGGACAAACAACAAGTAAACTCCGTAATAAAGAAAGTACAATGAAGCTAAACCTGTTAACAGTCCAACAATTATGATGAATACTCTATATAAATTCGAATATTCTGCTTCATTCGATATGGCGGAAACCAGACCTATAAAACAACCAACAAGAAGCATTAGTCCGGTGATTAAGGACAATGCAGTAGCCCTCAAGTAAGCTGCTGTATCAGTGAAGTAATATTTCCCCAATTCCAAAAATGTTTCAGGCTTAGGGAGATTCAATATCATTTCCCACGAAAAATACCCAGCTGTTAAAGCCGTTGCAATAAATAACCAATAAGTCCACCTGATTTCATGTTCAATCGCTTGATAGTATATTGATTTTAATATAAAAATCTCCTCCACCATATAGAATGTATGTTCTTAATACCTTTATATCACTCGTTGTTATATGTTGTCAATTTGTGTAGTTACGTGTTTGAAAATGTTCCTCGAAAACTTAGCACTTTATGAGGACAAAAGAAAAAGCACCCATCATGGTGCTTAATAATATTCTTGCCTTTCAACTTCAACTTCGATTTTAAACAATGCCACTAAGTTGGATATTGCTTCAAATACCGCTAGAATAATAACGAAACATTGAGACAATGAAAGAGATTCAGGCATTCCTGGTACTAACTTTCCATCCTGATAGGTCAAAAAATACGCGCCTAGAGCAAGCCCGGTGTACCCTAAGAATTTTAAAAAAATCAGGGCTTTATCAAATAGATCACTTCTCACCTTGAAGATGTACCTCAGAATTATCGCACTAATTAAAACAAATCCGAGAACTTTAAAACTCTGGAATAGCATACCATTAAATTCATTAATGGGAATTTGTTGTCCTTCCATTTCTTCTTCCCCTCCTAAGCATCAAATTTCGACATTCAGGAAGAATTATCCTCTTTAACACATGGGCGTGGCCGTAAGCAAAACTGCGCTATCCCATCCCATCTACCCCAAACACAACCTTTGCATTTTTTCGGCTGTTTTGGTGGGCCTTTCATGTGTAGCAAAATTCCTTTCTTCTGCTTCAAACCAAAATTCCTTTCAAAAGGCAATAAAAAAAGCCACCCAAATGAGTGACTTGTATCTGCCTATGTTATTTACAGCACCAAATTGACACAGGCGCTTATTTAAAACCCGAAAAAATAAACAGCGATAAGACCTATTCCCGCAAGCGGGATGCAAAACGCTGCGCTGTTGCATAAAAGCATTTGTACTTAGTAACTAAAGAAGAAGAACAAGACCATTTTACTGATTACCGAAAATGGCCGTCAAAGAACTAAGACCGAACAATACCGGAAAATGGGCAATTAAACCATTATAAGCTGGCTTTTGCTCACTTTCTCGATATTACTCGCTATTAAGTAAAAATAAAGTCTTAGACTGCCACTGTTATCATCCAACTAACGTTCTTCGTTAGCGTAACGCATTACTTGACCAAATTCGATATGTTGCCGGTCAGTAACCTACGTTTTCGTATGATTACTCAGCATAGTGATGTGTAGCTGCACTAACATATCAACAGTCTCTTAATCAAAAGCTTCTTCAAGTGCAGCAGTATCTTCGAAGATTTGAAAAAACCTTATCTTCTCCTGTTCTACTTCGCAAATAATTGCCCAATCACTCTCGAACACTTTCCCGGTTACATTGACTTTGATGCGGAAATTCCCCCATGCACACGCTGCTTCCTGATTACCGATGAGTTTGTGAAGGACAAAACTCTCTATTTGTTCTGCTTCTTCTAATAAGCTTAAATAATTTCTTACACCTTCTTTTCCATGAAATGTGCCGTATAAAGGAATTCTATTAGAAGGCTCTTTTTTAAGAATAATAAATTTCGCTTCATCATGAACCAATTCGATCACTTTATCAATCTGTTTGCTTCCTAATGCTTGAAAGTAATTTGTTAGCACCTGTTGAGCACTTTGCATTTCTACTAATCTCCCTTCGAATAGGCGGAATAAGCTTTGCACAATCCAATAATAACATATTTTATCTACCATCGTGTCCGTTGGCTTAACGCCGCCGCTGCCAGTCTAGAACTATATTTTCACGGTCAAACACTTTATTTCCATCAAACACTCGTCCCAGACAATTCTCTCACCTAGTTTATCCTCATCACCGGACTTCATGGTTTCTCAGCACGTATCACAAAAGGAAGCACCGAATGTGGTGTGAAATTCTGGATTCGGATCATTGCAGATCAAACATTTACCTTTTATAAAGCGTTTCGTTTTTCCTGTTTTCTGATCGTGGAACAAGGTCAATCCCTCCCAACAGAAAGAAAGTAATAAAAAAACACAAGCATCGCGCTTGTGTTTTAATGCAGCATATCAGATTACTCTTGAATTTTTTTTGCAATTTCCATCAATTCGTCAAGAGTGGAATTGAAAGAAGAAACAGTATAGAAGTGGTCTTTCGTAATCAAATGAACAACCCTTCTTTCTTGCCCGTCAACATAAGCTACAGTATGATTGTTGATTTTAGTCAACTCAACTTTTTCCATATTATATGTTTTTTTCACATAATCAATAGTAGTCTGTTCATCCATTTGGGATTCTGCTTGAGTAACCATAATTTCAGTGCCGTCACTGCCACGATATGACTGCCTGATTACCAAACCATCCTCGCCTTTCAAAGCTGTTGTGTTTAATGGCTTCAAGCTGTGCTTTTCAAGCGTTGCAATTCTAAGCGAGGCTCCCTGCGCTAGATTAGGAATATGGATATCTTCTGCCGGTACATCAGATATATTTATGAGACCTTTGATATCAACTCCTGTCTCTTCTGGTGTTTCAGTCGGCGCTTGCACTGTTGAAGCATCAATCGCTTCTGCTTTCGTTTCAACCGGAATCTGTGCAGGCGTTTCTGATTCGGCAGCATATGAATTATATGCATATGCACCACCACCTATTACGAGTGCACCACCTAATGCTACAGCAACTAATTGTTTCTTCAATTTAAACCCCTCCTATTAATCGTAAAATACTGTGCCTTCAGTAATGGCCTTATTATTGGATTTGTACAAAACAGAGTATCTCAGACCTCTATTATTATCGTTTCTCCCATAAAACACGTAATAAGTCGAACTGTCAGACGAAGATAAGGTGAAAGATCTTCCCGGAACTTCAATAGAAACATTATAGGTCATTCTATTCCAAGTCCCCGAACCAGCTGTTCCGTCTGCCGGCAGCCCTTTATTTCTTTGGAAATTTTGGAGCCCTGTTTTCACACCGCTTCCAAAGCTCCCATCAATCTTTCCCACGTCACCCTTTTGTCCATAGGCCCATAAATTTGCTTGCAGCGCTCTCACATATCCCCCACTGTCACCTTGGCGCAATGTAGGGAAACCAGTAAAACCATCGTAAGCATAACTGGCACTTGCTATGCTTGCAAGCCCGAGACTACCTACTAACGCCACAGATGCAACAGCTAGAGACATTACAGATTTAAGGTTTCTTTTCAATACAATTCCCTCCATTAATCAAGCTGATTATGTAAGACTACGGTTTATGTACTTGTGACTAATAAAGCATGTTCAAAAACAGCTATTATAAATTAAATAGATGTTTTTCCCATTTGTTTGTCTCCTCTTACATTATAAGTTTCTAATTGTAATTTTTCAACAAAAACATGGGCAATCCTACCAGTCTATTATGAGGCACGCTGCGGAATTGAACCGCGCAAGGGTTCTGTCCGGGTCTGTATGACGTTTCCGCCGGATATCTGTTGCCTTGCCGCCTGAGCGTGCCATGAATAATGTGGGCGGGGGCCACTCTCCCCCTGCATACAAACTTTGTTATTTACTCCCTTTGTTTGCGTAATGGGATTATCCGTGTCTCTCTTTCGCCACCACATTAAAAATAAAGAGGAAATCAAAAAGGCCGGCACATTGGCCGACCTGATCACCGAGGCTGGAAAGCTGCGGTTCGTTCCTTATTTGATTTTCCATGATACAAATTTACCACATAAAAAGTCCAATGAACGGCAACAAAGCGGCAAGATTCCAGCAAAAAACCGGAACCCCTTTTTACACGACTGAGCTGGTTGGAACTGAGCTCTTAATAAAAACGGTTAAACGGAGCATCCCGGCGAGTGTGTCCAGAGCTGCCTGTTTGATCTCTCTTAACCGGCGATCACTCATGTGCAGTTCCCCGGCAATGATATAGTCAAATTCGCCCTCGTCGTCCAGGTAGCTCCGTCGAATAACCTCCCGCTGAATGCTGGACAGCTTGCTCATCGCCAGTTCCAGCAGCTTATCCTTTGCTTTTAAGCTCCGCCTCTTTATCTACGTTATAAGTGGCAATGTCCTCCGTCTGCTTGCTGATCGCATTGGTGGATTGATGCTCTCTATAAGTATATAACTACGTAATCGCCGCCTTGCGTCGAACAAAATTAATCTGCTGATACCACTGAACTATCTCGAAATATCCTTCCACCACGAGGTTTATTAATTATCATTAATTATTTTTTTACTGCTACACTACCTATTGAAGGAAGCATAATATGTGTATCTGGTTCCATTAAATATTCTCCAAATGTCAAAACAAAAGCGTCAGCTCTGTCTGGTGATTTGAGCCCACGCTTTTTCATATCCTTCTTACTTTCAAGCAGCATTTTACCCTTACTGGTCATGTTCCATTTACGTGCTGTAAGTTGGGTTATAAGAACATCGTCATCAGGCAATTGTAGAACACTCGTATCTCCATTTATAAAATTGCTCATATTCTGTTCTAATTGTTCCTTTATGGATGCCCACATTTCAGTAACCAGGTTCCCATAGTGCTCATCTAAAGATGAAGAACCATTGTTAATTGGAATGATTTCATATGGTAGTCCTTCTTCAGCTAGGACTTCATTTAGTCGATCCGTTACTCCTCCACCTACACCGCTATCATCTACTCTTATTCTGATTCGATTTAAATATGGATGAGCTTTATGTAGCTCTTTAGCCAGGCTGATTACCCAACCAGCAGTAACCATTGTGTCTTTCTTGAAATGATGGTGTTCTCCTACAACTCTTGGCCCTATGCCAGCAAACATTGAGGTCTCATCATCACCAAAACGCGCAACGTCAACGCCTATAGTTAGCATGTCTCCGGCGGGTTCCATCCTCACTTCTTTAGCTGCAAATTCAGCCACTTCCAATGAAATAAATGTATCCGATTCTCCACGGGGGAATTCACCTTCAACCCGGACTCTCCATACATCACTGCCTTCGCCATACTTCCGCTTGAGCATAGCGATATTATCCTTGCTGGTTCTTGGGCTGTCTAAGCATGACACCTTGCGTGTTTTATAATCCGCTCTATCCTTATTGTGCGAATCATAAAAAACACCCGACGTTTTTGTCGGGTTGCCGCACATCAATATTTTATTGAACTCACCAGACAACGTACCCAAGATAGCCTCCATAATTGGATCGGCAACGCCTGATGCTTCATCCACAATGAAAAGCATATAGTCCTCATGAAAACCCTGCATATTCTCAGGCTTGGTTGCTGTCCGAGCTGTAGCGAACCATCGTTCCTCATAATTCTTCATGTATATTTTGGTCTTAGTCCACTTAAGGATTCGTTTCAGCACCGGACTTTTAGATTGCCATTTATTAATCTCAGCCCATAATACGTCATGTAGCTGCTGTCTTGTAGGAGCGGTACAAATTACTTTTGGATAAGGGAAGCAGGACAGAAACCAAAGGGCTGTTGCAGCTTCCAGCCCAGTTTTTCCTACGCCTTGACCTGAACGTACTGAAACGCGCGGATTATTAGCTAAATCCATTAGAGTGCTTGCCTGCCAATCATCAGGATAGAACTTAAGCATCTCTTGGCAAAACAATGTGGGATTCTTACGATACTCAGGAATCCGTTTCTTGAATGCTTGAAGTCTCCGTTTCGTCTCCGGCGAGTCCTTCTGCTTCATCACCTACCACCGCCTCTACCCAGTCGTCAATTAGATCGTCTTCTGTATTGCCTTCTCCCGTAACCTTTGCCCTTTCAAGCTCAAGTTTCTCACGTTGCATCTTAAGTTTCTCGTCTTCAACCATCCGTTTATGTTTGTCTGGAAGCAGATCCATGTATTTAGTTAGCACATCCAATGCTTTGGTTTTGTCGTGTAGCTTTACACTCACTCCGTCCTTACCCTGCTTGACTTCTGAAACCAGAGTTCCATCAATTTCGTCACTATTTTTAAAAGAGACATAATTATATCTGTACTTCTTCGTTTCTCCAGTGTCAGGATCAAACACGGGATCTCCTTCTAAGCCAAGAACATCCTCTTCCTTTTGACCGAATTCTACGTAATCCGTAATGTCTGCAAAAGCAATCTTCATGTACTCCATTAGAACCCGCTGAGCATTTAAACCAACCCCATCCATCAGGGATTCGTTGTAATTCTGTATCGCAGCCTTAATTTCAGGTTTCCTCAATAATTCCCATCCAATTGAATATGCTGTTTTCTTACTATATCCAGCAGCCATTGCCGCCCTTGTGGCGTTGAAATCTCTGAGGTATTCCATTATGAAGATCCGCTGTTTCGGCGTTAACCCCTCTTCGTCCGGAATTTCCGGCTCTGGCTTCTCCTCGATTACTGGAATGTTCTTTTTTGTTTTGGAACGCTCCATATCATTAGAGCGTTTCGGTATTTTTTTCGGAACGTTCCGTATTTCTGGAGCAGCGACTTTTAGCTCTTTAGAGAGCGCATCAACTGTTAGCAGGGTAGCATATACCTCTCTTGGCTTATCACCTTGATATGTACCGACAAATTTACGCCGTTCCATTTCATCAATCAGTCGGGCCGCTCTGCTATAACCTATCCTCATTCTTCGCTGCAATAAAGAAACCGAGGCTTGTTTGGCCTCGGCTACAATTTGGACAGCTTTTAGAAAAAGCTCATCCGAATATGATGTTGGTTCTTTATCTTCATTTGGAGGTTCCTTTTTTTGATCAGTTCCATCTTCATCGGAACTTTCCGTATGTTCCGCTTCTCCAGCAATCAAACTCTCCCACTTATCTTTAGCCTTCCATCCTCTTACCGTACCTTCAGATACACTAAGTTGAGAGGCTATTTCTGTGAGACGTATGTTGCCGGAACTGGCTTTGTATAATTCAAATGCTTCATCCCGTTTAGGATCTCTCTTTCGTCCCATATCTTATTATTCACCCCTTTTGATAATGTATCTGAAGCTAAGGAAAAGTTTCCTGACATACAAAAAGAAGCCGCCTATTGGCGACTACTAAGTTAAATTTCAGTTTCAGGCGGCTTCGGCTTCAGCCATTCGCCTTTTTCATTAATGAATGCATCTTTGTAACGACCTGATTCTAACTGTCTTATTATCTCCTCTTCTTTAGCCACCAGTATTTTAGATAGCTGAGCAACAGTATAGTAATCACTGCTTTTGTAGTCTAACTGTATTGGAACCGCCATTTCGTACAGCACATCCAGAAATTCATTAAACGTCAACTTGCCCATATTACTGATCCCCGAATAATAAGACGGTTTATAGTTAGCAAATTCTAGAAATGATTTTCCTTGAAACTCTTTTGCCAGGGCGTTACTAAGCCGTACGGACATTAGATTATCGAACCGTGTCTTGAAGTTCATTTCTTCTATTTTTGCGTATTTTGCTTTGAATGCGATTATTTTTACAAGAGGCAAGTCTTTGCGATTACCCTCTTTCAAACGCATTCTAAATTGTTCACGATCCATTATCATCGGCTGTACCATCCTCTAAGGTGTGTTTAACCGACATTTTACATCACGTTTCTTATAATCGTAAACAGCTATTAAGACACACAGCGGAATCGAACCGCTGTTTTCCTGTATATGTCATATTCCCGGACTAAGCCGGGAAAAGTTTGCTACTGACGTGGCGGCCAGTTCCATTGCTCCAGCCCGTCTCCTTGACAAACGTTCAATGCGTTGAATTGCTTACCGAATTCATTCCACACGGCCAAATTCACCATTCCTGTCGTATCAGGATTTACGTAAACCACTACCGCAGCAAGTGTCTTACCCTCCGTGTCCTTGTAGTGGACATTGCGTCCTACTGTTGGTTTCATTCGACAACCTCCCAATCTTCTGCAAGGATATCTGTCTGTGAAGCAAGCCAGCCCGGTTGCCATTGTTTTGCAGCAGTCCACATGGCAATGTAGGGTTGGGAATCCAGTGGTGTGTCTACGCCAATATGCTTCGCTGTGCGATCGTTTACTTTCGGCCCAGGTTTCTGTGTGGAGTGTGGCGGTAACTGCAAGGATGGCATTAGCACTACCCACATACCTTTACCATTCCATCCAGCACGTGCTACCTTCTTCCCTTCCTTCAACGCTTCAATCGCTTGCCCGAAATTCAGCATTTATCTTCCTCCTCATCTCTATAAAACAAAAAGAGCAACGGTTACCCGTTACCCTCTCTGTACAGATATCATTTTTGATTTGGACAAGGGACCTTCACCCTTACGACCCTCACGTCTCTTTAGGTTGTTGAATGGCTGCCAACCCTTTTTTCACATCATCTCGCGTTAAGCTCCTCGAATCATTCATATAATCCTGAATTTGATCCGTTGTATTATTCTCGGTCAGCATCTTGCCCCAAGTCATGGAATACACCCATTTGGGCTGAGCCTGCATTACCTCGGAACTGGGCATCTCGCCGTGTTCCCCAATGGCAATCGGCTTGCTTTGTGCCAGTCCGAGCAGTCCTTCGTAATGACTTTGTTTAAAATCATTGTTGTAAATATCCATAGC